TCACGCCTCCCTGCTTTCGGCAATCATAAGCATCTGTCCGCTATCCACAAGGTACTTTGCTTGATTTTCGTAAATCTTGTTGTAAGCCTTTTCTGTTCCGCTGAACTCTTTTACAAGGTCTTTTTCTTCTTCGTCCATATCCGCGTATGCTTTCTTCCCGTAGAACGGTGGCAGCCAGCCTTTTTGCTTGCCCGCGTAAAGATTGAACTTCTCCAAAAGCTCCTCGTCGCGGAATACGATATGACAAGTGCCTTTCTTGTAGAACGTCAACGTAAAATACTTCGTTTCGATATTCGACGTTATGCCGCGTTCAAAATTCACGTGTATTTGGTTTTCCATATTTCTACCCGTGTCGATACTCTTATATGTTCCGTCCGCTATGAAGTCGAGAGCCTTTGCCATATCAAGCAATGTTCCCGTAGCTTCCCACTCTCTTAATCTCCACTCGGTCTTACCGCCCCAGCGCCAACTATCCCACACGCCGTACATAGGAATAATGACCTTTTTGTTTACTTTGTGGGCTTTGTTTGTCTTCCACCCGTTGTAGTAGTGGATATTATTTGAACTTTGGTCTATATACGAATACTGCGAGGAAAACTTTTCAAACAAGCCCATTATGCTTTCTTCTATACCCTGCAACGTCTTTGAACGAATATCCGCAAGCAATTCCATAGCGTTGTGAACCGTAACGTCATAGTCTTCCATTTTCTCAACGTTCTTATACAATTCGTCGCGCATTTTACTTGTCAGCTTTCCGCTAAACTGCGGATGCCAAAATAACGTATGCCAGTATTTGTGGCGTATCGCCTGAACGTACTTGTTGATTGAGTCTGGCCCGAAAGCGTTTCCGTGAACGCTCAACTGCAATTCGTCGCCGTATTTGTCTTTACCTTCTTCGTCTTTGAATTCATAACGCAATCTTTTCGTTTGGGTAAACGCTTGGTATTCCATCAAAAAAGCTATGCCCGCGTCAACTTCTTCATTGAACTGCTTTACATAACTACTGATAAAATCAAGCCCGTCGTGGATAATTTCCGTATCTTCGTTTTCGTCTTCGAACTGAAAGATAAAATTCTTCTCGCTTTTATCGAGCTTATCGAATATCGACGAAAAGAACAGGTTTTCTGGTGTGGGTATGCTCAACCCGATAACGACCACTTCCACGTCCGTTTTGCGCTCTGTGTCGTCGGTGTTAAACCCGTCCGTGTAAAATTTGGTGGTCGCTCCATATTTCTCTAATTTCGACAAAAGAGCTTGCCGAGAATGGCAATATGGGTTTCTTACTGTTTCTGCGTTCAAAATGCAGATAATCGTTCCGCCGTACCGTTCTTGCATTTCTATTGCTTTCAACAAGTGCTTGTCGCCGTCCGCAAACGGTGGATTCATAATGATAAGGTCGTAGCGCTTTCTGGTTGTAAACGACATAAAATTGTCGTGCACCACGCGATACTCTTTTCCCGTAAGCACATAGCGAAGTTCTGGGTTGATTTCAATGCAGTCAATCTCTATATCGCCATACCAACAAAAGCTACTACGTTTGTTTTCTTCGTAATAGAAACTTGCCCGATAGCCTTTCTTTTGGCAGTCTTTCAAATAATCAACAATATCGCCCTTGCCTGCCGACGGTTCAAGTACGTTTATCTTGCCTTTCAACTCGTTCAAGAGCTCCGCAAAATCTACGTCGATTTTAGCAAGCAGGCTTTTAGGTGTTGGATAATATCCTTTTACGTTGCTCGCGACGATCACTTTTCTTCCCTCCGCTTTTCTTCAAGCCATTCAGCAAACCATGTTGCGTCGTCAAAGCAAAAATCTCTTGCCCTGTCAATAATAGAGTTAGCCCCAGCCGTACCGCTGTTAATCTTCTTTTCAAGCGCGCCGACGAGAATTTCGTTGATTTCTTCTTCCGAGAAAACAAAGGCAACAAAGCCGTTTACGCTTACTTTTTCCGTAGCCTCGTTTCCCGATGCTATCGCGTTTTCAACCGTCGCGTGTTCTTTCAAACATTCCGCACAATACTCTCCGCTCATTTCGTCTTCCGCGAAATATTCTCCGCACTCAACGCATTGCTTTGCCTCTTCGTAGTCGCCCCCACAGGTACATTCGGTAAAGTTTTGATAACAACCACCTGCATAATCGCTTACTTTACAACGAACCGTGTTAAGCTCGTCTTCGTCAACAACAGCGCCGCAACTCTTGCAAATATACTTCATTGACTTACCCTCCCTTGCAAAAACTGTGCCTTTTCACCGAACATAAAATACGCGATAGCGTCCTTGTCCGAAACGTCTTCCAGCCCGTAGATTAAAAGCAATCTTGCTTTCATTCTCTTAATGATTTCTTCCATCTCGTTCCTCCCAAATCTTGTTTTTCAGCATAGATTCTATGCTTTGCAGTCCTTTTCTCATTTCAGCGCAAAGCTCGCTCACTTCTTCCTCTACCGCGCCCCTCGCGCCATCTCCACGCGGAGGCATTGTCGTTAAGGCTTCTATGTATTCGCCGAGCGTACCTGCGTTCTTGATAAACTTGCAATATCTATCCACTAACTTGACGTCTTTATTCTTTGCCATTACTTTACCTCTCTATCGTGTACCCGTACAAGATACATTCCATCATATCTTCCTTTGTGTATATAGCCGTCGCGGGAACGTTGCTACCTGCCGTATAATCGTGGCAGAAATAGGGCGCGTTCATATCGTCTTCAATGCTTTGCAATAACTTTACGCAATAGTTTCCCTCAATAACCATTCTCGCGACGTGCGCCCTTATGCTATCTTGCGTGTGTATGTTCTGCGCCAACTCTTCTTCAAGGGCGATGTCAAACATTTCTTCAAGTGTCATTTGGGGGTTCGATACTAAACTTTGCAATTTCTGTTCAATACTCATTCTTCTTCAACCTCCTCGCCTTTCCCTTTGCCTATTTCGTAGCACTCTTTTGCGTTGTCGAGCAACCAGCACGCCCTATACTTTTTCAATGCTTTACGCAAACCTTTTTCTATGTTCGGTTTCTCGAACACCGAAGCCATACTCAATCCGCAAGCGGAAAGCGTTTCCGATAAATCCCACGTTACGTCGAACTCGTGATTTCCAAGCTCGTAGGCGAACATATCGTATATGTAGCCCTCGCCCGTCGTGTCGCCGTCAATCGCATCTTTCTGCTCTTGGGTAAGTCTGTTCATAAGCTCTTTCAACTTTTCGGAGTCTTCCTTGCGGATATACCCACCCGAACCTATCGAGTAAATCTTGTCGACGTCCGTCGGTTCTAAACCGAGCTTTTCCTTCATTCCTTCTTCAAACTGCTTTCTGCTGAACGCATACATAATGGGAAATTCCCCAAACTCTTTTTCCTGCTTTGCTTTCAACGCGGTGTAGCTACTCATTTCTTCAAACCTCCACTTTTCTTTTGCTCGCTTTTCGTCGTTCTACCCTTACAAGGCGCTGTTCGTGTCGTTTCGCCGCACGCCTTGAAATACACGCACCCCATACAGGGCTTTTTCACGTCTTTCTTTTCCATTACGCCACCTCTTTCAAAATCGCTTGCTTGACCTCTTGCTTTGAACCGTACAAAATCGGTTCGTCGTCCAACTTATCAAGCCATATTACCGCCCACTTTTCAAGGTCTTCTTTGGGCGGTTCTCCTTTTCCGTCAACAATAACGAGTTCTTTTTCTATAAGCTCGTCCATCTTCCCGTAATAGGCAATCTTCTCGCCGTTCTCTTTCTTTGCATAACCGATATTCTCGCAATCTTTCGATTTGAAAAACTTAACCGTTCCCATACTTACCTCCTTAATATCCGAATATATCGAACGAACAAGACCATTCAACGCCATAACCACGAGCTTCTCGTTCCATATCTTTTACGAAATTCTTTAATGCGTACATATTTACTCTCTGTTCCTCGTTCTTTCGATACTCTTTGTCGTATTCCCTTTTTAACACTTCTTCTGCTGGCGCTATCGAAGTATCGCCTTCGCTTTTAATTTGCCTTAAAGCCAAATGAAGCGAGTTCAACTTGCGGTTAGATTCTACCCAAGCGTCGTGCATCTCTTTCAGCTCGACGGTTTTCTTTTCGTAAAACTTTGTAAATTCAGTCATTCTTGCCTTCCTCCTTGCAAATCCTTTCGTTTCTCGCAAAATCGAACACGTCGAGGCGAGGCGTAATTACGAACGTTTCAAAATAAAGCGTGTGATATTGATAAACGATTGTCTTTACCGCAAAACTAACCTTGCTCTCGTCCGCGCCGTCGTTCTCGCCGTAACTGTATTCCTTTACCCCGACAAGCACCTTTTCGTAGGAAAGACCTTCGGACTTAACATATTCCTCTGCCTTTCTCTCGGCTTCTTCAACGTTCTCACATTGAATTGCGTTGTAGCCTCTAATCAAATAAACCATTATGTAATACCTCCGTTTGGTAAGATAATTATTGTACTTTCATTCTAACTTACTGAACGGTAATTGTCAAACGGATTTGATTGATTTTGCGGAAAAATTTTCCAAATAAACAAAATAATTTATCAGCAGGGCGTAAAAAAGGCAGGGCTTTTACCCTGCCTTGCTATTTTATTCTTCGTTCGGGAGGACTTTTTCTAATTCTTGCCCGCCACACTCTTTGTAGAATTCTCGTGCGTCTTTCCTGCTAATTTGCATTACAAGCGCGCCACTCGATACAGGCTCGTATTCGGGATAGAACACCAAGAACGTGAACCCTTCTTCCGTCTTATACAACTCGAAGAACCCTCTGTGAATCTTCGACGAGTGGCAGAGCGCATCTGCCTTTTCGCTGTTGAAGGAATACCCGTCAACCATTTTTGCGACTTTTCCGCCGATACCTTTTGCGTAAGGCGTTACGTACTTACCGTCTTGTGCCACCATTTTTACCTCGCACCCCAAAAGAGCAGCGAGCTTTATCCATTCTTCCGAGCTGATCGTGTTATTCCTCAAACGATTATTGAAATTCTGTGGCGACCAGCCCATCTTTTGCGCAATATCTTTTTTCTGCAACCCCTTGTCGGCGATTGCCTTTTCAATGATTTCAGCTACTTTCATCCATTCGCCTCTTTCCATACTTTTCCTCCATTATAACTGTTTTCGTTTATTCTGTCAATTCTTTTTGACGTTTCATTTCACGGTTTATTCGATTTCTTTCTTTTTCCAAAGCCTTCTCTGCGTCTTTTTTTGCCGTAAACACGTTCTTCGGGATTCTATTACAAAACCACTTCAACTTTTCTTCCTTAAACAGCTTGACTATCCACTTACCGTCCACATAATTACAACTGTGAACCGTCCATTCGCCGACCTTTTCTGCGGTTTCGTATTCGACGTCTTGCCCGCAACACTCGCAACGCTTTGCGTGAAGCACATATTCGACTATCCATACTTTTTGACCTTTCCCAAAAGGAACGAGAAGAACGTTGCCGTTTTCTATCCCGTTTTCCAGCTCTACAAGACGGTCGTAGATAACTTCGTCAGAAGAACCGCGAAACGTTACTCTTTGGTACTTATTCGTCTTCATAGTCGTCTTCCTCGTCTTTCCCAAAAACTCGTCCTGTGATTTCCGTGTATTCTTCTTCGTTAATGCCGAGAATTTCGAGCAGTCTTTCGTGTTCGTATTCATCCCAGATTTCCATATTTTTTATCGTTCTTTGAGCTATCGAGAGGAGCTTATCTCTCGTCAAAGATTTTGCCGTCTTGAAAGATGCTATAGCTCTTGCGTAGTCTTCTTTGGTAGCCAACTTAATCTCGCTTTCTGGCAGTTTCGCAACGAGCATTGCGCTGTATAACACGTATTCATTTTCGTCTTTCATTACTACTGGGCGATACTGTATTTCGGGCTCTACCCCTGCGGACTGCATTTCTTTGGCTTTTTTCTCTACCAATTCCGCAAACTCTCTTTGGTTTGCTGTGCTTATCATTATTACGCCGTCAATCATTTGCCTTTCTCCTTTACGCTCTTTTGTTCCACGCGTCAATCGCGTCCTTTCTCCCGTCTTTTTCTATTACGATTTCGCCTTTTTTATCTCTGTACACTTTCGTCTCATATCGAGCAGAGCGTATATCGCACTTCATACATTCGACTTGGAAGACGTCGCCCCAACGCTCCGTATTGTAAATAACGGACACCCTCTTTATAACCGCGTCGCTCCCGCAAAACGGGCACGTCTTTAATTCACTTTCTTTCATTCTCGCACCTCTCCACATAGCACCAACTTTGCGGCGGTCTTGTAATCGGTATAATACGATTACAAGGCGTTCCGTCCATAGACAAAAACTCGCAACTTTTTCCCTTGCCTAACCGCAAACAGTCCTTTCTACATAAGTTTCCAAACTCGCTTAACTCTTTCGGCTTGTCGTAGATTTTAAGGTCGGATATGTGCCATAAATAACCGTTCTTCCCGTTCAAATAATCGTTGATTTCGCCTATCGACAAACAAGTTTTTGCAAGTTCTTCCTTTGATATATACTTGCCCTTATAGGGTGTTTCTTCGTAAGTAGTCAAGCGGTATTTATATTCGTCTATCCTATAGCAAACAAACTCGCCTATTACTTTGCCTATTCCACTATAACCCATCATTGCTGAATCCGCAAAAGTTTTGATAAACATAGGCTTTTCTTCTTTATAAATGCACCCCCAGCCCAAATAGTCTCCCTTTTTAACAACTTCAATTAGTTTTTCTTTGTGCTTTGTGCAATAGATAAGAACCCTTACTGGTAATTCCCTACTTGGCTTTGTCTTTCTAACTTCAATACGTTTCTTGTAAACGGGCTTTCCATTTTCTTCTGCTACCTTTTTACAAATCAGCTCTACCCATTCCGGGCGAATACTCATTAAAATATCCGTCATACGCCACCTCTCAAAAATTCGTCTGTTATCGTATACTTTGCCTTTAATCCGTTCGGTATTTCAGTTATCCTTTTAACGTGCGATTTTCGGAACTCTAAATCGCCTTTTCCTGCACGCTCTATCGCATAATGTCCTGTTCTTCTCGGCGACACCTTCAATTTTCCCGTGTCTATATCCCCGTCGAAAAACTCAATGCGAACGTCCTTTCCCAATAAAGCGTCCAGCTTTTCGCTTTTATGACAATCCTTACTCATATTCCACCTCAAAACTACTTATTCTTTTTCCGCAAAGCGGGCAATATTGATACGAACCGCTTTTTACTTCTACAAGACTCGCCTGCAACATTCGTCTGCAACTACTACATACGAAATAGCGTTTGTCGTAATCGCTATCAAATGGTCTTTCTGGCGGTTCAAGTACCATTTCGCAGGTCGTTTTTCTTTTTTCTTCCTCGTCTTCGTAATCAGCCAGCCTGTCAATCGCTTTTCCGCGATACCCTGTAACCGCACCGCCGATAAACGAAATGCTGTTTTCGGGGGAATACGGAACGATTGCGTCGCCGTTCTTCGTTCTTACTGTGATTCTTCCCATTCTTCTGCCTCCCACAAGTCTTTATTGTCGTGAACGTTTCCGATAACCTCAAATTCGGATAAACTTATACCGTAATCTCTATCGTAAATGTTTTTGTAATACCTCGTTCCGTTTTCCCAATAGCAAGTACCGCCTATCGCGCACAAAATTCTCGCGTTGGCTTCTTCTTCGTCCGAGCAACTAATCATCCCTCTAACTATATCGTCGGAGAAAATCTTGTTGCCTTTTTTGTCGTTTTCGCCGATATACACGCCGAACGTATCCACTTCTATTTTCGTCCAACCGTGCCCAGCCCACCACAAGTGAATTTCGTCTTTACCCGACATAGGATGCGGTTTGAACTGCATAATGCAGTCGCTTTCAATCCACCCACCGTTTTCAATTTTGCCGCGATAAAGCGGTTTGTATTCTACACCGTTAATCATTTCTTTACCTCCGTTATAACCGTGTTTTTGCATTCTTCTTTATATCGTCTTACAGCTTCCGCTTTGCTGTACCCGTAATACTGTTTTACGCCGATTGCGCCGTACACCACCCATGCGCCGCGCACGTTCTTCTCAACAAGATTTATGTTGCTCTTTGCGTTCATTCGCCTTTTCCTCCCTAACCCACGCTCTTAAAGAGCTTTCGTCGTTAGAGCCCGTCAAAACAAAATACATTTTTCTTAACAAGCCCCACAATTCCTTGTTCTTTTTTTTCAGTTTTCCATTACTTTCTACGATCTTGCCCCACAAGCAATCTTCGCAACTGTCATAATCCCTACAATTTTTTCTTCCCGGACAGCTTCTATTTCTCATTTCTAACCCTCCAAGACTTCCACATTGTACCCGTCGTACCTTACAAAGAACTCGTCGCCTTCAACATATTCGTCTTCGGCTGTAAGTATCTTTATTTCAACGGAGAATTCGGTAAGGATATCTGTCTTGCCGAATATATCATTGTTATAAAATTGACTTTTCAATTCATTGAAAGCCACTTCCTTTGCGTCTTTTATCGTTTCGGCTTCTACCCTATAATAAAACTCGTCTATTTCCGTAAGACGCACCGTGTCTTTTACCGAGCTAACGCTTACTTCCGCGACGTATTCTTTTGCTTTCTGTGTGCTACCGATAAAAGCCTTTATCTTTGCTCCGCAATTCGGGCAAAACTTCAAATTTTCAAAGGATTCTTTATTCTTGAACTCGTCGAACCCGATTTCGCATTCGTCGCACCACCATATATCGTAAGCGTGATGCAATTCTTCGTGTCGAAAAATCGTTTCTTTACTTTCTACGTTTTCCACGCCTTTTACCTCCGTTCAGTTCGTCTTTGTATTCTTCTACAAACTTCTTCGCTTTTTCGATTCCCGTTGCGCTAAAATCAATCCGTCTTCCGACCGCAAATTCTACACAACCCCTTTTGCTACCGCCTGACCCACCGTGTTGAACGACGTCGCCACCATTTTTGAACCTTAACGCCCAGCCGTCTAAAAAGGACTCCTTTTCAACCACCACACCGACTTCAAGGCAAAACCTTTCAAGAGCAAGAATTTCTTTGTACTTTGCTTCTACTTTTACGTTGCAGGTGGGGCATACCTGCCTACCCTCTGGTATTACTGCCCCACATACAACACACGTTTCTTCGTTTTGACTCATTGTTTATCGCTCCTATACTTTAATTTATCTTCATCCCAATCGGGATATTGCGATTTCAAATAAGCCTTTATTTTGCCCCCGATTTCTTCTCTTTCCACACGCCCACCGAAATCATACCTATAATGACACTTATTTTCGGTAAAGTTCGTGCAGAGCGTAACTACATTTTCTTCTATCCCCAAACCGCCGTTTGCTCGCGATATGTAGTGCGCGTTGGGCATTACGTTGTAATTGTTCCCGCATACAACGCATCTGCCCTTATCTCTCGCCCACACAGCCTCTTTGACGCTTTGCGGAATGTCTGTTGCCTTCGCTCTTCTTGACTTCACGACAGCACCTCACTTTTTCTTCTTTTTGAACATCCAGCTTTCGTTATGCTTTGCGAGCTTGTATTCAGCTTTCATTAAAAGCCAAGTCAATACGACTATCGCAACCACACCCAAGCCAAGAGCAACGTTGTTCAATATCAAAACCGTTGTGATACTCATTCTTTCGTCCTCCTAAACCTCTATCGTTTTTTCGTTCAGCTTCAATTCGACGAGCTTGTTCACAGCCTCGTCAATGCTTTTCGTTTCAAATTCTTGCCTGCCACCAGCATACGCGTTGTACGTTATGAAAATCTCTTTGCTCTCAATAGCGTTGACGTGAACTGTTCCCTTTTCGCACACGCCGATAAAGCTATGCAGGTCCATCTTCTTCCTGTTCTTTACAATATACTCGACGTTTTTTCTTATAACGTCGTGGCTTTCTTGATCGCGATATTTGCACAATTCGGGATATTGCACTACGGGGCAATAATCCGCCACGCAGGGCGATTTATCATTCGTACAAAACTCGTCGTTATACCATTTACAATGTTCCATTTTTTACCTCCAAATTAACTTGTAATCGCCGTTAGATTTCGCCGTTTCCCTGCGGATAGGGAAATATGTGTCTATGCGGCTTTTGCTGTTTTAAGCCGTTTTAAGGCTTTGTTTGCTAACGGTTGCCATTCGTCATAAACGAACTTTCTCGTTTCATCGTCCGGGCGAGAGTCCTTAAAACCATAGCATTGACGAACTTTTCCATTATCCAACGAGAACTCAACAGTTACGTAGGGCTTGTCTATCTCGTCCGCCTTTCGGATAAAGAAAATCAGCGAGGATTCTTTGAGTATGCGCTCGTCGTAGTCCATTCTGCCGACACAATGCTGTAAAACTTTGCCCTCTCGAACAAGACTTGCTTTGCTATCAGCTATTACCACCGCGAACATTGCATTCTTGCTGTTTGCGAGTTTTGCATACTTTTCGGCGATAGCTTTCATTTTCTTGTTTCTTTCCCTTAATGCCTTTCGGTCCTCCTGCGCTTTTTTCGCCGCACGTTGATTTTCGCGAACTTCGCGCCAATAGTTCCAGTCTTTCGGGAAAGCGTTTTTCGTATCTTCCATCTGCAAGCCGATATAAACGCAAGCGTTGAAATAATCTTCGTAGGTGTAAACGCTAATATGCTTTTCTTTCATATATTCAGCGATTCTATCCCACCGCCCAACGTCTTCCTTGCACCAGTTGTAAAGCGTCTTATGATGCGTACTTCTTCTCACGTATTCAAGAGCTTCCATTCGGCGGTGCATTTCTTGAATTGACACCTTTTTCTTGTACGCCTCGACGATACAAGAAACCAAATAATGACCGCTGTCGATTACGGGCTTGTTTCTTCTCAACCACGCAACAAATTGTCTGTCTTTTTGGGCTAAACTTACAATCGTCTTTTTTACCGCGTAGTAAGAGCCTATCAGTTTGGATATAAGCTCGATTTTCGGGTTCTCTCGGTACATTTCGAGATACTTCAAAATGTCGCAACCGTTGTTATCGAAACCGCAATACTTAAACTCTTCCACGCTTTGCAAAAATTCGGGGTTGATTACTTTCTGGTAGTTAAACAGCCTGTAATACTTGCTATCGTGCGTCCAACGTCTATTGCAATAGCAGTTCTTTATAACGCGCTTGCTTTTGGAATCTTGGCTCGTTTCTTTGTAAAACTCTGCCACATAGCCCGCAATAAAGCGGTAGTCGATATCCCTCAAATAACACGTCTTGTCGCCTACGATATGCGTCGTAACCTTTTTTATGTAAAGCGTGTTCTTTTTGCTCCGCTTTACGGCTACCGTCGAAATAGCCACGTCGCTACCTTGCATTTCAAGATACGGATACCATCTTGTTTGATGCTTGTAAATATCCTTACCTTCGAGCTCTTTTTCTTTCTGCAAAATCAACTTACAGATATTGCTCGGAATACTCTCTTTGATGCGTCGCATATCATTCTCCAAAATCGAAGAAACTAATTTGTCCTTCCGATACACCTTTCGGCAATTTCTTTTTCGGTTTTTCCTCTTGCACCGTCGATTGCGCCTGCGCTCTATTCTTTTTGTCTATGGCGTCGCAAATTTCAACCGTGCTCATATTTGCCATATCGAGCAAGCTCTCCATTTCTTCCGATTTCGGCTTTTCAGTCTTTGCAGGAGCAACAGGCTTAACCTTCGGCTTATATTCCGAGCCGTCTTCGTTGTAGAGCTTTTCCGTAATCTTGTCTTCCTCGAAGTAATGAATAGCCCAACCGAAGACTGTGCTATCTTCAACACAAGCGTATGACGCGCCTTTCTCTGCGAGCTTTCTCGCCTCGCCTTTCGCATATTCCATAAAACCCGCAAGCGTTTTGACGTTAAGAACGGTGTTCCCGTCCTTAACTATCAGCACGCCGTTATTGATTTTTTCGGCAAGTATCTCGCTTGCGTTTTCTTCAAGGTAAGCCTTTACAAGTTCTTCCGACTTGTTCTTCGCAATCAAATTCAATTCCATTTTAAGCCTCCGCACCTTTCGGCATTCTCATAGGCATAAGCAGGAACAACGTATCCGTTTCCTCAATTACCATCGGGTGGTTGCTCGTGTTCAACTGCAACTTTGCCTTTTCGCTTTTAATGTTCTTTAATGCTTCAATCAAATACTTTGCATTAAACCCGATTTTCACGGTCTTGCCTTGCGTATATGCGCCCACGCTGTCGTTGAGTTCGCCAACGTCGCCTGCGGCGTGTACGCCGACTTCGTTCACGTCAACCGTCAAGATTGCCGTACCCTTTCCGTCGCCTACGAGCAACGAGCGTTCAAGGGATTCTACAAGGTCTTCCCTCATTACGTCAGACGTCGTTGCGAACTGTTTGGGGATAATCGCGTCGTAGTTCATATATTCGCCGTTGAGAACGACGGACACGATCTTGATGCCTTTCTGCTTAACACAAAGCTGTTTCGTTTTACTGGAAATTCCAAGCTCTACGAGAGTGTCGTCGTCTTCAAGCAATGACGAGATTGTTTGCATAGAGTAGCAAGGAACGGTAATTCTAATGTCTTCCGCGCCGTCTTTCTCTACCGCAACTTTGTTCTTTGCAAGTTTGAAACCGTCGCAGGCAACCGCTACGAGTTCGCCGTCCTTTGTACACAAGCAAATGCCTTTCAAGATGGGGCGAGCCTCGTCTTTTGCTGTATATGCTTGAACCTTTTGAACCATCTTCTTGAAGTCGCCAACTTTAATCTTGATGCCAGCCGTTTCTTCAAGTTCCTTGAAAGCCACGTTTCCGTTAGGCAACACGGGAATTTTCAGCGAACCGCCACTATAAGAAATCGACGCTCTCATTTCGCCGTTGATATGCTCAATTTCTGTTTCTTCGCCCGACGTCTTACGTGCCGTTTCGGCAAAGGTCTTTCCGGGAACGGTTACTTCGCCCGACTCGATAACGTCTGCCTTTACAGACACCTCTATAAGCATTTCCCCGTTTCTTGCGGTCAACGTCAACTCGTCGTTTTCCGCTACAATGGTAATGCCTGCAAACTTATCGTCCACCGACTTTACCGCGATTGCTTTGCTTGCCGCGTTCACGGCATACACAAGGTCTGTTCTTTGTACTGCTACTTTCATTTAATTTTCTCCTTCTTCTTTATTTTCGAGCTGACGCTCAATTTCTTTTTCGTATTCTTTTCTGCACATACCCAAACCGTCGCAACGGTTTTCGTATTCGCAACCTACACAACGTTCAAAACCATTCATTTCTTCTTCCTCCCGTTGTTAATCATTGCAGCGAGGAATAACCCCGCTACCGCATCTGCCAACACCGACCTGCCTCTTTCCTTTTTTGCTTTGCACGGTTTTCTGCAAAACGGTTCACGCCGACACTTCTTGCAATCACCGTCCAGTTTCCATTGTTCAGTTTCGTTTTCCATACCGCACCCCCGTTAGAAAGGAATATCCTCGTCGTCGTCTATATTCAGCGGTTTTGCCCTGCTTGCAGGCTTGCTTTGCGACCTTGCGGGCGGTTCGTGGTATTCTTCGCCGTCGTCGGAACGTTTAGGTGTTGCAAATTCCATATCGTCCACCACGATATCCCATGCCTTGCGTTTATTGCCGTTGCTGTCTTCGTATTCTCTCGTTTCCACTTTTCCGACAATAAACAACTTGCTACCTTTACTGCAATAGCGAGCAATCGTTTCGCCAAGCCCGCGCCACGCGGTACAGTTGAAGAAATCAGCCTCTCTTTCTCCGCTTGAATTCGGGTAGTTTCTATTCGACGCTACCGTGAACTTACAAACAGCCGTTCCGTTCGGGGTTTCTGTTAATTCGGGGTCTTTCGTTAAATTTCCAATAATCGTAATCTTGTTCATATAGCCAACCTACCTACCAACTTATCCATCAAGCCGTCGTATAATTTCTTATACATATCCCTTTCCATACCGACTGCGGACAGTTCGTTCTGCAACTGCGCTGTTCTTTCCGAATCGTTCGTATCTTCGCGGGGGGGGGGTGCTATTTTTTCAGCCTTTTTCTCAACGACTTTGACGTCGTTGATACCCAAACTAATCATAAGTGCCGCGTCAAGCATTGCTTTTTCCGTTTCCGTGCAATGCCCGATATACATTCCCAAGCGCTCTTTCGATATTGAATTTACCTGCTCACATAAAGCAATCGACGGTCTTTCCGCGCTCCTTATGTCAATGTGTGTAGGTAAGTCCGTCTTCGGTCTTGTCGTAAGATAAACCACCTCCACAACTTCGCTGTGAACATTGTTCTTATCGTTCGATACGATAATCGCAGGGCGACCTGCCCTTTGTTCACTTCCCTGCTCGGCGTAATTACTGACTATGTAGTAAATGTCGCCACGCTTAATTCCTTCGTCCATTTGATACCTCCGTTTGATTTTATTACTACACCGTTCCCGGCGTTAGTTTCTGCTTAATTCTTTTACCGTTTGACCTTCGCACCATAAATCGCGCTCAATGCCAATCCCCAAGCGTCCTCTATGCGCTTGCAATTCGCTCAACAAAATCGGACCCCATTCCCACTCGTAGCCGAGTGTTATATAGCCGTAGAGCCACCAGTCGCCATTTTCGAGCTTTTCAGCCTCCGTAATTAACCACGTTCCAGCCCCACAGGGGTCGAAGTATTTTACAATAACCTCCGCGTCCTTGCCCTTATCTCTTTGCGAGTAAGGGGGATTCTTGATAAACTTCTTCTCAATCGTCTTCGTCAGTAGTTTCATTTGCCCACCTCGTATAAAACTTCGTTAAAACCTGTCTTTCGGGAAGTTCTTTAACTTCTTCCCAGTTTTTTGCTATCCATCTTGCAAGCCCCTCAAGGGGCGTTTCGTTTTCGTCCTTGCAATAACAACTGTGGACGAAATCTACGTATCTAAGTAGCTCTTGCTGGTTGTTGAACCCGCAACTCAACCCTGTATCGAAGATAAAGACTTTCGACGCAAAATCGAACGAATATTCTTGACCTTGATAGATTGCCTTGTAATGCGGTTCTTGTTCTTCTGCCTGCACCGCATTAAATTCTCTATCCGATACGCCGAGATTTGTTCCACAACCGAACATATCGAATAAGTATTCGGTCAGTCTTTCTTTTGCCCATTTCTCCGCATACTTGCAAACATTATCAATGATTCTTACCGTTTCGCCCCACACAGGGAAATTTTCCGTTAAGTAGCACGCAAATTCTGTCGGTGTAAGTCTGCAAAACTTTTCAATTTCAAACGTTCCTTCGCATTCGCCGTTATCATTCCAGACTTCAATCGAACTTGCCAAATAGAAGCGGTCGTAAATGTTTCTATTTACCGTTGCTGTTATGCAACCATAATTAACGTCGAAAAGGTCCTCTTCGAGATTGTGTCCTTTCAGTTCTTCGCACAATTCTTCCAACGTGCCTTCATAACGTTCTATGGTGTTTTGCAGGTTAAAAACGTCTTGAATTGCCTTAAACTTCAATTCTTGCTGTAATTTGTACTTCGTTCCTTGTTCCACTTCTACTACCTCCGTTATTGTTCCAACGCCAAATATCTGCGCCTTTCGTTCTCTTTCTTTGTGATTACCGCTATCGCGTTCCTGCAAAGATAATCGTCGCAACAGCAACGACCATCACCGAAAAGAGCGTTGCAATAAGCAACGTCGCCGTCGTGCTTGCAAATAACCGTTTCAACGTCTTCTTTTCTATACTGCTTGATAAAATCCGCCGTCTTCATAAACCCTCCGTTTGGTAATTTGAATTCTGTATCATCATTCTAACTTACCGAACAGTAATTGTCAAACTAAAAAAATTGATTTTTTGAAAATTTTTTCGTGATAAACTTAAAAATTTACTATCCTTTCGTTTGACCGCTTTATTTATCTCCAAACAGCCATTTATAGCAGTCGAAATAGACCTTTCCTCCATAGTTCGTTTCCCGAACGGCAGAAGCGTGAAACGCGCAACGCATCATTCCGCTAATAAACTTTTTTCGTCCGAGCAATCCGATAGCCTTGTCTTGCGATATTTTCACGCCGTCAAGCTCAAACTTCGTGTGGTTCGTCGCTCTTTCTATTTGCTTAATATCTTCCTCGTCGTTGCCACATTCTTTCAGATACGCTATGTCTTCTTTTGTAAAAATCATTCAGCACCTCTCTCAAACGCATTTACGATTGCGCCTACTACCTGTTTCCCGATTCGTTTTGCGTAGTTATCTATCGCGCCCTTTTCTTCAACATTGCGACATTTTAAGATTTCTTCTACGCCTCGCTTACCCCACCTGTCTTCTTGCCAAGCATTATAGATAATTCTTGCCGCAATGCAAACAAAAACGGAAGCGATTCCCGCGACGTAATCTTCTTTTCCAATAGCCATTACCACAACCATTTCTTCGTAGGCATATTTCGCATCAAACACATTGTCGTCCGTGCTTATCTTCTTCAAACACTCACCTACAAACACGTCTAATGTTAAAGGCTCTTTCTTTTCGGGCTTTCTTTCCCTGCGCTTAATAACGCGAATCGGCGCGCTGTCGTTCTCGCGGTATTTTTTAGCGTCCGTCTTCGCCTCATTTCTGTCGTAAGATTCTGTAAGGCCTTCCCAGCCCTGCCCGTAATCGCCTTGAACTACCCACACGTCAACCGTCTTTCTCTCGTACACGTTCGTACACCTCCTTAAAAATTGTAGTCGTGGAACTTATGTCTGCCAAGCATTACCACTTTATCATAACAAACGAAACGCTTGCGCTTTTCGCTCCATCTCGCCGTATATATCGAGCCTCGCTCGTCTTTCTCGTATGTATAAGACTGCTCGCTTTGGTTCGTGCAATGAGCGCAGAACCCACCGATTGAGAATTCTGGCTTGAAGTCGGGCGATAACGTAGCCTTGTCTTCCTGTATCACAATCGTTTTCGGCGTTCTCTTGATAATCGTGCCAGCGTGCCTATCCGACCACAAACAAACCGTTACGCCGTCGCCTACCTGCAACTCTCTATGCGCCTGCTCTTTTAATGCAAGCCTGCGTTCTTTTTTCTCGTCCGGGCTAATTTCGCTCGACGCGATTTCGTCCATCTTTTTCATATATTCTTCGTACAACATTGAACAGTCCTCCTTATGCTGTCGCTTTGGGGGCAAACAGGAAAACGTGCTTGCGCCCGTACTTTCTTTTATATTGCGCTTCTACACAACGCGCCGTTTCTTCCGACAGGTAAATTCCCGTTTTCCATTTACCGTCGTTGCTGTAATACTGAACCCTCCAAAATAACTCAAATCCCTTCGGCATCATTCCACCTCCACTCCTTTTTTCTTAATGATTTCTTTCAATCTTTCAATCGGTACAACTTCTATTTCGCCATACTCTTGCGTTTGGACGACGAGAATATCATCCTTGCCTATTTCTTTGTAAATCCCTTTCGCCGTATCTTTGACGGCTTTATCGTAAGCGGAAGTTTCACTTTGTACTGTGCAATCTTCTTTTCTATCGGATGTAAGAGCGTCTTGTTTTCCGTATTCATACCCTACTTGATAGCCTTTATGATAACTATTCCAAAGTTCTTTGTTTTCGTTTGTCAACTCGTCCACTTGCTTTTGGAGTTCGGCGTTTTTCTCTTTAACCTGATTATGTGAGTAGTCTAAACCTGCTTTCCTACCAATAAGGCTCTGCTTTTCTTCCGTCAGACGTTCGATTTTCGCCTTTTGCTCGTTGAACACGCCAACCGCCTGCTCCATAGCGAACAACAAGTCGCAGGTTACGGTTACGTTGTCGCCTTCTTCCCAACTTCTTGCGTACACGGCAATATCAAGTTCGCCGTCTTCAATAGATTCTAAAAACTTCTTTTCTTGCACTTCTTTAACCCTCCTCGTACAAATCGTGAATTTTACCTACCATAGTTCCGTTCACGTTCGTGTATTCTGTAATGCACGTTCCCGAAGAAACGATATACCCTTTCTTTTCTTTGAGCTTTCTACCGATTTTTCTCGCCTGCTCTACGCTATCGCACTTTTTACACTTGCATTGCCCCGTAGGCGTCCAGTAGGACAACCATATACCGCTACCAATCATTACTTATCACCGTCCTTTTTCAAATTCCACAACCCCATCACCGCGAGGTCTTCTTCGTTGAGCCTTGCCATTTCTTGCTCCGCTTTCTCAATTTCACTTCGCCAACGAGCGATATTCTCACGCAAACGCGCCCTTGTATCGTCTCTGCGTTTCGCAATCTGTGCTTCTCTCTGCATTGCGTAAATCACGCCAACACCGAGTTGAACGACGAGCTGGGCGATCTGCTTTTTTGCCACCACCGACGAATAGTTAAACGCAGGGTGGAAAGCGTACACCTGCTCAATAGCGAACCAATGCACCTCTTGCAATACTTCCAACTGCGCCTTGTCGCCACCTTCTTCGATATACTCTTTTTCAAATTCTTGCCAAGTCATTGCTTATTCCCTCCCGTCTGCCTTATCTCTTTCGTAGTCGCGATAATCTTCCCAACAGCCTTTGAGAATTTCCTCGCCTTCTTCTTCGATTTCCCTGTCGGTGTAGTAGTCCATAATTTCCTTCGCATACAACTCACCACCGATTTTTACAAGCTCTCGATAAAACTTATCTTTCGGCGTTTCGTTTTCGGGCTTCTTTTGGATAACCGCGTGCATCACTTTCGTCATTTTATATTCCGTGATTGCGTCTTCCTTTTCTTCCAAGAACTGCAAAACCTGTTCTTCTTCGTCGAAGTCTCTCTCCGCAGAGAACGACATTCCTTTCAGCTTGAATTCTAACACGTACTTTTCAACTTCGTAGCAAACTACCTCTAAACTGCTTTTCATTACGCTTCCTCCGCACATACAAATCTTCCTTTTTCGTACCCTTGAAGACTTGCAAGGTTTTCGATTATTTGGCTTACGGAATGACTTCTTCCGATTCCATAGGAAAACTGGCTTTGGTCTTCAAAAAGTTGCTTTGCTTGAATTTCAGTCATTGGAAGAACTATGCAAGTTTCAACCACTTCGTTTTCTCTTTCCATTCGATATGTAATACAAATTCTTTTCATTTTTCGTTTCTCCTTGAATTTCTGCTTGACTTATTTTTTCAAAAATGGTAGGCTATTTAAGTAGGTATCAATAGCCTTTGGGTGTGCTTTGGTTACTTTACATTAGACTGTATAGATTCGGATTGCTTTTTGGAAGAACGTTATCCGTACTATGCGGTCTTTTTTATTTGCTATCGCCGTTTGTAGCGATTTCAAATCTTCTTGACTTGCTTCAGCTGTGTTTATGTAAATCTTCCTTGCCATTTATTTTTTCCTCCTTTACCTACGGCTTAACCTACGTCGCTTTCGATTTATTCAAAACAAATTACCGAAAAGATAGATTTATTTTGTATCTTCATTCTATCTTACCGAACGGTAAAAGTCAATCATATTTCGTTTGTTTTTCAAAATATTTTTCAAAATAAACAAAATAATTTATCAAACAGACAAAAAGAAAAGGGCAGAGCCAAAGCCCCGCCCTCCGCGTTCTATTTACCGCCGTAGAACGCTTTACGTACTTTATCGACCTTTTCTTCGGTTACTTCTCGCATCAAAATACACGCTGTCTGCAAGTCTTCGGCAGACAACGTGGATTCTGTTTCCGTGATAAGGCGCGCGAGCAGTAAAACGCTGTCGAGTTCGATAATCGCGTTTTCAAGTTCAATCTTGTTCATTTCAACTTTTCTCCATAATGTATTAGCAGAGCCGACCGCGATATTGTGGCTACTCTATACAATCATATATATCACCACCTCCTTTCGGTCAGCCCTGCCTATAATATGATAAGCGTTTACGGCAAAAACGAAAAGCAAAAACGGTTATGGCGGTTATAAAATTTTCGAGAATAAATCCGTCTATTTATTTCTGTTGCGGAAATTATTATTTCTGTGGATTTCTGGAACAGAAATACTGTTTTGCGTGTATTTCCGTAGCAGATTGTAGAATAAATGCGTTAAAGTAAATAAAAGTAAACTATATATAATAATAAATTATTATATCCGCGCGCGTACACGTGAGGCGGTTAAAAGCCCTTGTTTTGCTTTGTTGAGTAAATGTGTGAGTTTAACGGTTATGCTCGTTAAATGGGCTGTAAAGCGTTTTAATGAGAGAATAAAGCAAAAAGAAAAAGCCCCGAAAAAATCGGGGCTTTCTGTTTTTAACTGTCGCCGTTCGTTGTCGGTTTGTTCTTCAAATCGTATAGAGTTGACTCTACTTCCGATTCAAGGTACTTATCAACGTCGCCGTAGTTCTTTTCAATCTGCTCAATCGCTTCTTGCGTTAATTGCGATTTTGCCGTGTTTAGCGCGTCGGTAAGAGCTTTCTTTTGTGCATCTTCCGTCCACGCGTCTGTTCCTTTAATTCCTTGCACATAGGTTTGGTAGGTCGCTTTCACAGCTCTTGTGATTACCGAGCTGACCTTTAACGAAATTTGGGCGAACTTCGTTCCCTCAAACTTCACGCTTATCCATAACGCGAGTTTATTCACGCCCCAAACAAGCAGTACCAAAACCACCGTTGCGATAACGATACATAATATCGAACTCCAAGTCATACTTCTTCGTCCTCCTCAATAGATTTACTTTTCGAGCTTCGTTTTTTAGGTTTCGGGTGGTCTGGCAACGCTAAAATTTCTTCGTACATTTGCGTTGCTATGCCATTCCCACCGAGTTCGTGATACGCGATATATTCTTCTTCGATAGACGTCTTTACTGACATAGGGCAATACCCTTTTCGTGAGAATATATCATATAAGCGCATAAGGTCGCTTCGCGTAAGAACCATCAATCCGTGCTCGATTTTTTTAAGCCTGTCCTTTTCTTCTTTATTCTTTTTCGTTTTGTTGCGGATTTGTGAGATTAAATATCCGCACAGCGCTGACGCGAGAGCCGAAACAAAAGCCAAAAGAAAGGTTGTTACTGCGTCGTGCATTCTTCTTTACCTCTTTCTTTTATTTCAAACGCTTGTTGGAATATATCGTTCAGCTTTGTTCGCAAGCCCAGACTGTCGCAATGCTCCATCATTCCTTTATAGGACGCCGCGTGGCGGTCAAAATCTTCTCGTGTGATTTCGCCGTTCGCAAGCTCTTTGCAAAGCACGCTGACACGACGGATAATTTTCCGAGCCGTGCTCTTTTTGAGCTTTCTGTGCGTTGCCCATATCTGGTAGCCTACAAAGTTTATACCAAGCGATATAGGGCGAATAGCCGTTTTCTTGTTTAGGTCGAGTTGAAGCGCCTCCGTTAAGAAGTTCTGTATTTCGTTGCGGATGCGGTGCAGTTCTTCCTTGTCGTTAGACAAAATAATAACGTCGTCCATATACCGAATATAGTAATGCGTATGCAAGCCGTGTTTGCAAAACTTGTCGAGCTGGTCCAAGTAGATATTAGCGAAAAGCTGTGAGGTAAGGTTTCCTATCGGCATACCCACGTCGTCGAGCCACAAATCGTATGTGCAGGCTTCTGGACTCATACCAACAGGCAGACCGAACTTTTGCGTTTCGCAGTTGATAATCGTCCGCAACAAACGAAGAAGTCGCTCGTCTTTTATGCGAACAGAAAGGATATTGAGCAATATTTCGTGATTGACACGGTAGAAATACTTGCTTATATCCAACTTCAAATAGTAATACCTTACCCCGTTTTCTATCTCGCGTCGGTTTACTTGCCGTAACCAATACTGCAAGCGATCAGCCGCCGCGTGAGAGCCTCTCCCTACCCTACAAGCGTAAGAATCGTTGATAAATGTTTTGTCGTACAACGGGTTTAACTGTCTATATATCGCCCATTGCACGATTCTGTCTTTGAACTGAATTGACATAACCAAACGTAATTTCGGTTCGGTAACATAAAACATATTATACTTGCCGACCTTGTACATTTCCCATATCAACTCGTTCTGGATAATCAATAAATTTTCTTCGAGATTATCGGTATAACGCAAAATTTCGTCGCGGTATCTTTTACCTTTCCGCGCCTCCAAATACGATAGATACAGTTCTTCAAAATCACACATTTTATCAAACACGCTATCAATCGTCGTCATACCGTTTACGTATTTTTCAATTTCGTACATAAGTAAATTTTTCCCTTTTAACCCTAACGTCGCGTGCGACATTTCTGCCCAAGCCTTTCGCTTTTTCTCCGCGACAATTCATTCTTTCTCTTACCCACACGGGCAAGAACAGAAGCAAATCCCTTTAAGTTTGGCTACGTGTTCTATCCGTAGATATGAACCTCAAAATCGTTCCTGCCATATAACCAAACGTAGAGCCGAGCGGAAGCCGATGTTCGTGTTCGTATTCGCACGGGTGTTATTGCCGTTGAAATAGAACACCCCGTTATTCGTACCGTTGTTCCAATTGCCACCACGATGCACAAAGCGCTAACCGCCATATCGACTTGCTCCTTTTATTTCAACGACTTCATATAGCCACCGATTAACTTACCGATTTCGTTCAGCATAATGCTCCATACTTCATACTTCTTCAAAGGCAACGGAGGACAAATCTTCGTGGTGTCATAATAGTCTTTGTCGGAGGCAAGCCGTACCAGATGGCGCAAAACCGCCAGCTCCACGTCAAGCTCTTGCAACGTTGTTTTCTTGTAATACTTCCGTTCGATTTCGATACTATAACGATACATAGCAATCATACTCTTGCGGATTTCGTCAGCCGTTTGCCGTTCCCGGCGTGGGAAGCAGGCGACAGCTTTCTTGCCGTATTTCATCATATCTTCGATTTTCGTTTTCAATATGAAGCAATTTTCGTTTCCTGCGGAAAGTTTTTCTTTACCTACATTTTCAATCATTGTCGTTAAAACCCTTTTGATTCTTTAACCGAAATTTAGGGGCAGACTATCGTCCGCCCCATCAGTTTATCAGTTTTCAGTTGCCAGTTCTTCGATAAAAGCCGAGCGGAAGCCGATGATCGTGCCCGTATCCGCACGGGTGTAATAGCCGTCGAAAATGAACACCCCGCCATTCGCACCGTAGCCCCAACTGCCACCACGATGCACAAAGCGCTCGGCTTCGCCGTTGTTGGCGTAGAAGTAATCGCCTTCGTAGCTCGCAACGTCAGAGTCCGCAGGCAGAACCGCAAGAGCCTGCAAAATCAACTTCGCTTCGTCGCCGATTGTCGCGTCCGTCGTTACGTTGCCGAACAAACATTGACGAGAGCTTGCCTCCTTGCTTGTAATCGTGGTCGAATACGTCCATTTGCTCGAAACGAAATCAAGTTTTACCGAGCCTGTCGTAGTGCCGTTGCCGTCGGGCGTAATGAGTTTGCCCGTCGCCGCGTCGATTGCGAACCAGTTTGCGCTACTTGCGAGTTTGGAAATTTCGCTATCCGCGCAATCGTTGCCGATAATCGCACCAGCCGCAGTACCAGTAATTTGAACTTCGCCGTGAACAAGACGGAAACCGTCAATCCATTCAGACACGTTGCCGTTCAAATCATAGATGCCCGCAGGTGTATTGTCGTGCGACCACGTTACAGGACCAGTACCCGTAGCGACGCGACAAGTTGCTCCGTTGCCGTCTTTATAGGTCGGGATTGCCTTGTAGAGCGTTTCGCGAGAGTCTTTGCCGTAGTTGTTATTACCATAAGGCAAATGACCGTTCTTTTTGCACCACAAAGCAAGTGCGCCCCATTCCCATGCGGACATTAAGTGCCAGCCCCTACCTTTCGTTTCGCAACGAGAACGCGAGTTGTCGGCGTTGATATTAACCGCAGGGTCTTCACAAGGCAAACTGTAAGCCCTACTGTTGTTGGAAACGTTTTGGTATTTCGAGCAGTAAAAACCTTTAATCTGTTTACCGTTTACGATAAATGCAGGGTGAATACTGTCGGGCGCGCCGTCGATAACTTCCGACAGCTTGAATGCAGGAATAAACACCATAACGGACGGCATATCTACGTCGTCCGTCAAAATGCTATTCGTGGGATATGCTGCTTTAAGAGCCATATTTGCAAGATAGAATTTAGACATATTTTTTATCTCCTTTGAAAATTATTCGGCGTAAGGCAATGCCCACAAGGTAAGCGTTACCTTTGCCATATCGAGCGGTTTTGCAACCAGTTCTGTACGCGCCTCTTCGCCGTCGCCTTCGGGTTTTACGGTGTCATACTCAATCGGGGGAATATCAATCTCCGCGACATAGAATCTACCGCTTTTTGCGCCGATTACGAGAGCGTTTTCGTCGTCGATACAAATATCCGTATGAACGGGCCAGTCTTTTTGCCTTTTCGCAAGGTCAATCGTCAGCTCGTCGCGGAACGTGATTTTCGTTCCCTTAACGGAATAGTCAATTTTCGTGCCTTCGTTCTTTTCAATGATAATCATTACATTTTACCTCCACCTTGAATTTTGTAGGACACTTTTGCGTACTTTGCGTCGCCCGTAAAGGCGATTTTGAAACCGTTGGAAAGTTTGTCGGTAATGACGATATCGCCGACGATACCGCCCGTATGGTCTTTGATTTCGCACGTAATCGTGTAATCGTTTCTCATACGCTTTTGCTTCAAACTTACCGTTTGGATGCTGTTGTTGAACGGATAAGACAGCGAGTTAGTAAGCTCGACTTCGCCCGTTTCTGCCGTATGCTCGTCGTCAACCATTCTAAATTGTTCGAGAGTTCGCGCAATCAAAATCGACGCGGCAACGTGCGCGTCGTAGAGTGCTTCTTCCTCTTTATTGAAGTTCGACTCGGAAAGATTCGTGCCCTGTTGGATAACCTTTCCGTCGCCGTCAAGAACGTGGTCTTTCCAAAAAATTCTTTGAAACATTGTTTATACCTCCTGTATAGGAAATTCAAACGAGAGCAGGACGCCCTGCGTAGAACTTCTTTCTATGCTGATTTCCCGTGAGCCACACACGGTATTCGTCGCATCTTTAATGCGAATACTGGAAATAACGTGCGACGTTGCGGGGTTATTCGGGATATGAACAAGAAACTTGATTGCGTTGCCGTTCACTTCTCTCGATTTAATAACCGCTTCATACCACGTACTTCCTACCTTGTACTCAAACTTTTTAATGGTATTCATCCATTGCACCCTGCGTTTAGCAAGGAATTCAGGCGTGAAAAATCCCATAGCTACCTCCTGTTAATAGTAAATTCCACATACCGCCGAGCCACTCGACAAATACGTGGTCTTGTATGCGTTTACAGTATCGTCTGCGTTTACGTCGTTGGATTGCAAACTTCCAAGCGTTGCTATTTCGTAAAGTTCCCCGCAAATATCGTAATCGGTATGATAACCGTCCACGACTGCGCCTGCATTGATACAAGCGTCTTCCGACAAACCCTTCGTCGCCGTTTCGTATATCGTTCCGCATAAGTGCGGACCGCATTGATAATACTGCGCCATATAATACGTAATTCGGTTCGACACGGTTATAATCGTGCTTATCGTGCATTTGTAGAGAACGTCAACCCCAGCAGGTCGAAATATCGGCAAATAGCGAATATCTGTCGTTTCTTCCGTCTTTACTTCAATAAGAATAGTCGCAGGGTAGGCGCTTTCTTCCGAATAGGAAATACTCGACGCTTCTTCCCAAACTATTCTCATAGTGTTAATAAGGTCGTAATACGAACACCCGTTTGCGTTTCTGTACGCTTGGTACTTCAAAAACTTTCTGTACTTATCGTCGCTTAACACTTCATAAGGTATTTCTTCTTCCCTATCATTGAGCAAAGCCGCTTCCGCTCTTGATAAATCTACTATCGTGCCGATTAAATCGAGATTCTTGCCGACCGCATCATCAAAGTTCGTTTTCGTTTTTACACTCGAAAAAGCGCCTACCAAATCACGCAACTGCCTATCTATGGCGGAACATATCGCCGAAGTGTTTTTCTTGCCTTTGAATTGTTCGAGTAAGTCATATTCTACCCCTTCAATGATATACGACATAATTAACCCTCCCTTAAAACGACGGTTATTCTGTCTGCGTCAAAATTCGGTTTTTCGCGCACGCCTAACTGTATAAACGGTTTATACATTTCGTCAGCAGGTTCTTCTTCGCTTACTGTGGCAATTCCAGACTGCCCAACGAGTGCGCCGAGAATAGAGATATAGGCAATACCCGAAACAACCTCGTTGATTGCAGGGATATACTTTTGCAAAACTACCGTATCGCCAGCCTTTACGCCGACGATCTGTTCCATTATGCTGTTTTTGATAAGTTCTTCGTAGTTCGGGGGCATAGCCTCCGCAGGGTTCTTGACGAGTTCGACCTTTATCCAAGCGTCAAGCAAGGCAGGACGATTAAATCTTACCTTTACCGTGTCGCTGTAAAGACCGGGAACGTCAACACTTACGCTACCGTAGGTTTGGATGCCCGCCGCTTTGTAGTTCAGTATTTGCTGACCGATAGCAAGGTCGTCGCCACCGTCCACAATTACCTCTATACTGTGAGGCGGTCTTCCGTAGGCGTCCGTTTCGCTTGTTTCATTTTCGTAAACCGTACAGCTTACTACGTATTCCACATTGTCGAGTATTGCGCCCTCGATACTTGCAAGCATTGAGTTGGAACGCGCCGATTTCTTTTTGATATACGACTGCCTGTACTCAATGTCCGTTTCTCTCAAACGACCATAAATAGGACTGCCTATGTTCACACACGAGTCAAAGCCCGCCGACGTCGTGATTATCTTGTTTATATTTCCGCTCGGTAAAGATACCTTTCCGTATTCTTCGCTTTGAAAACCTATAAGCGAGCCGATTTTTACCGTTGTCATATTATCGGACAAAATCAAATTGTGATTGCTTGCTTCGTTTTTCGCTACGATAGAAATTGTTTTTTCGCCCGTATCTACACTAACGACAAAATCCGCCGTTGCGGTTGCAATGGCGTTTTTTACACCCTCCAAGATTTCGTTTTCCATAGCCTCGTTGGAACTGTAATACGTGTAGGGAATTTCGTCTATATATACGGTATAGGTAGAAAGGTTCGACACTTCAATCAATTTCAACGTTGCCGTGTTGAACGACGAACGAGAAATCGACGCTTCTTTATAAAGCTGAAAGTAAATTTGCGGTGTCGTGTCCGAGCCTATTCTTGTGCCTTTGGGAAGAACCGCGCCGTCATCTCCCGTACAAAGAATCGTGTAGTTCGTCCGTTGGTCTTCTTCTCTTGACAGCCCACCAAATTGACAAGCATAGTCAAGGTTCACCCCTTCTGCCGTTGACGGATAATGGCTGTAATAGGTGTCTTCTGCAACTTCCCACGCCGCCGCGAGCTTGTCGGCGATAGAAGAAACGAGAACGTTGAGGTACGATTTCGGGTTGACCGAGATATCAATACCTAATTGCTCTTTAATGTCGCTTTGAATTTCCCCGTAAATGGTATCAAACCTTTTACGGATAAAGCCGTCTTTTGTTACCCCAAAATCAGACATTTAGTTTTACCTCCCCTGTTTCCGTTGCGCCGTCTTTCGACGTTGCCGAAAACTTGATTTTTGCTACTCTCGTAATTTTGTCAATGGAAACGCTTACGCTATCCACCGACGCAACCCCTTCAACGGTAAGTATTTCCGTCCTTAACCTATCCTCTAAAAGAGCCGTGCTTGGATTTTTGACGAAAACTTCGTCGTAGTACGGTACGCCGTAATTCTTATTTATTCGCCATTCACCCAAAAACCATTTCAGACGAATTATAATTGCTTGTGCAACGCTATCCGTAAATTCAACGTCGCCGTTGTCGGAAACGAATAAATCACCGTCTTGCGTTAAGAGTAAATCTTTCATTCTGCACCTCCCTCAAAATCGCCCGAATTTGCGTTTTTAATTTCTCCCGTGATAAGTAAGTTGCCGTCAACCGAAATATCGCCCCTTACGGCTATAATTCGTTTTGAGAGAGAAATTTGATTGTTTCCCGCCCTTATCACGATTGAATCTGTTTCGTTTGCTTCCTTAAATCCTACCGTCATAGACCGCATAAGACCGGGAATAGCAATCGCGTTTGAAAGCCCAAACTTTATTTCCGTGTTCGTTTCCCCAACCCCCAACCAGTAGTCGAGGGCTTGCTCGCTTATAATGATTAAGCATTGGTCGCCAGCCTTTACAGGAAAAGCAATCTCCGCATCTGCGGACGAGCTAAAAGGAAAAACAAGCGGTACGCCCGAAATCTTGGGAAAATCGAGAACCGCTCCGTTTGAAAACTTCATTTGTGCTTTCGGTAATACTACTGCAAGCCCTGTTTTCGTATCAACTGATACAATTTGTCCGGGCAGAGCCGTGTGTATGTTGTTGATATTTTCTTTAACAAGGGCTTCGAGTTGGGCTACAAATTCTTGTATCATTCGTCGCTTACCTCCGTTATTTGTGCTGTGCACGTCCAGTCGCCTTCGGTATTGTCGCCCTCAATTACAAGCGAATACACCATAAACAAACCCGTAACGATATCCGATTCTACCCTAACCTTATCGCCTACACGAATTGCGCCGTTGAGAAAATACTCTATTTCGTAACCATATAAGCTATCGGCTGTTGTGTCTGATTGCGTGTCCGTGTTTGCTACCGCTGAACTGTAAATCTTTTTCGGGATTCTTATCAACCCCGTTTTTTTGTTGAGAACGTGAACCTGCGTAGAAACCGATTCGTTTGATTTCCGAACTTCAAGCACGCCGTTCTGTATCGCCCACGCGAGTTTTGCCCTTTCGCAGACTGTGTTCAAAACGTACTTTGCGTACCCTACATAGCTGTACCCATTTGCGATATACGTGTTTGCGAGAATTCTTTCCGCAGAACCCGAATAAGCGATAGGCAAGCCGAGCGCTTCTGCCGCGTCCGTCAAAATTTTAAGGCAGGCTATTCGCCCGCTGTACGAGAAGGTAACGACGGTATCGCTTGTTTCAGCGAAACCGTCAACCGCCTCTAATTCCACAAGTCTGTCTGCGCCGTCGAGCGATTCGTTGACGTTAGATACCGTTCCCCGAAAAATAAGGGGCAGGGAATTTCCGTACCCTGCCGATAAATCAACTTTGCAACCCGTTTGAGATAAGACGTTTACTTGTTCTTTTGATAAGTTCCACAATTTAATTTTAGTCGTGTTGAGCGTTGCCGAATCTACTTTTTCTACCGAAAAAGAAATATGCGTTGCCCTCTGCGCCTCGTCGTTGACCTTACCAAGTTCAAACCCCGTCGTGTCGTCCTTTCCGCATCGAAGTCGGTACTGTCTGCCCCAATTCGTAAGATTAGACATTTATAGCCTCCTTCTTAATTTCCTCAACTTCCTCCAACGTTGCAAAAATAAATTCCGCAGTTCCGTCAACAAAATCATTTCTTCCGACTTTATCGCGCGTAGTGATTACGCCGAAAACACCGCGAGGCATTTTGACAACCTCTGTGAAATAATTGTTGAGCGGAAAGCACGGAACAATCTTTATTCCAGCAACTACGGGCGTGGATTCGTTAGCATAAACACCGAACGTCCAAAACCCGCCTTTGTAATTGTAAGAAAAACGCAGTAGATATTCTCGACCATCAAGGATAATTCTCGTAAAACTGTCGTTCTTGTCGGGCGGTGTAAAGTAAACCATAAACCGACCTCCTTGCGTTATTTGAAAAGCCACCCAAAAAGACGAGCGAGCAGGCTCTTTTCCTTTTCTCCGTCCGTTTCGGTTGTCGTTCCAGAGCTACCCGAATTTTCTGCCGTTGCACCACTATAATCGTAGTCGCTTGCAATGAAAACCGTTTCTGCTCTCGTAACCGTTACTTGTTTCAAGGAAATAGTAACCTCTGCCGCGTTGATATACGCTTCGTCTGGTATCGACAACGTTGTGATAACCATATTTTCGTATATCTTATCGGGCGTAACAAGTCGCAACGGCTTACCGCTCATATACAAGTCGATAAGCGCGTCGCATACTTCTTTTACTCTATTCGTCTGTTTGTGTTTAGCCCGCCACGTAACGGGCATATTTGAAATAAAAGCCGTCAACTCAATCGTCAACGGCTTTTTCAGTACGGCGTCGGATACCATAAAACCGTCTTCGACGGGATATTCGGGTACGTCTGCCTCGTAGTTTCGTTCTCGCTTGATGGTACAGTCGAACTCAACGCCACCAAGAGATGCAGGTATTGTTGCTTTACTCATATATCACCTCGCGTAAGCAAGAGCGTTGGCGAGTTCCCTCGTCGTATCCCCTGCCGATTGTTTCATTGCCCGCGAAGTCGTTTTTTGAACGTCGCGCGAGCCTTCAAACGTGTTGTAGAAGTGAACGTTTTGCGTTACGCTCCTATTCACGCTTTGGTTGGTAATGGTAGAAACCGCCCCAGCCTTTTCTCTTGCGTACCCCGTCATATTAAACGCTCGTAAAGCGTCAATTACGGTGGCCCGCATTTTACTGATAGGCGAAACGATTTCACCTTCGCTTTTGTTGTCGCCTATTACAACGGGCGTGGGGTTATTTGCCCCGATATACCCGCCTTCTGCCAAACCAAACCAACTTCCGATTTTCTTACCAACACTTTTTACCCCGCTCCAAACGGACTTTGCTCCCTCTGCTATACCGTTGCCGACGGTGGACGCTACATTTTTCACGCCCTCCCATGCGGACGATAAACCGTTTCCGATTGCGTCGGTTGCGGAAGAAACCCAACCTTTTACCGTGTCAGCCGCTCCGCTTATTGCCCCGCCTATTTTTCCGCCTATATCGTTAGCCCAGTTCCCTACGGCGTCGGTTATATTCCCTAAACCGTCCGAAACCCAGCCAAACAAGTCGGCAAACAAGTCCATTATCCAAGAAAGGATATCGAACAACGGTTGAAGCAACTTCGTTACAGTCTTAATCGCTCCCGAAAAAACGCCCGAGAGGACGTTTGCAACGGCTTGAATGACCGATATAATCGGTTTCAAAATGCCGTTAAGCAATTTTGAAAGCATTTCGTATAACGGCGCAAAAACGCTCGTTACGCTTTTTACGATTTTAATTAGCGGTTCGAGCAGTTGCTTTATCCAACCGAGAACAGGACCGAGTATATCGCTTAAAAGCTGACAGAGCACTTGTATAACGGCGATTACAGGTTGCAAAGCAAAGTTTACAAGATTGAGAATCATCTCGATTATAGGAGCTATTATATCTATGATGGGCAAAACCGCGTCGATAATCATTACAATCATATCAAGCAATGGCTCTAATACCACCACAAGCAAATCTATAATAGGCAAGACCATATCTATAACCGAGTTGACGATTTTCATCAACCCTTCCGCGAGCTTCTGGATAATAACCGAAAGTGATTCCACCAGTTTATTTATGACCGGCATAATCTTGTCGATTATCATTTGCACGACAGGTAATAGTTTGTTGAGAATTTCCACGATAAGCAATAAAGCCGCGCCTAAAACGCCACTTATTGCCTCCGCGCCAAGCCCAAGCACCTTGATTATGATTTCCATAGCGCTCTCGAAAATACTTCCGAGTGTGCCGATTACATTACCGATTTTTTCTTTAAGCTCCTCCGCGCTGACGCCTATGGACTCAAAGAATTTGCCCACAACGCTGTCTTTTCCGCTAAAAAACCCTACGAAGTCTTCGATAGAAATCATAAGAGCCGCGATTATCGCCGCAATCAAGAGCCCCCACCAGCCAAATTTACCAAAGACTTTGAAGATACTCTTAATTGAAGCGCCCAACCCAGCAAATCCTGCCGTTGCGCCTACCGCCGCGCCCTCCGTTGTCATTAGAGTTGCGCCGAGTTTTTGTATCGTCGTCGTGCCTGCCATTACCGCGCCTATCCATTTGACTGTTCCAAGCGCGGCTGTTATAGAGCCTACCGCAATACCGATTGTCTTCAAAAGATTTTCGATGCCACCCATTCGATTCGCAAGCCGTTCTACGTTTGAGGTTACTTTTTTGAGGACGCTCATAAACGAGTTAAACACCCGTAGGAGCGTTTTTGAAAGCGCATTTGTAAGCCCTGTTGCTTCGTTGAACTGCGCCAGCCAAGCACCGAACTCATTGCGTATAACAATAAGCGTTTCGGATATGGTTAAATTCGTATTCTTGTATGCTGTGGATATATCCTCTGCGTTAGCCGTAAGCGCGCCGTAAAGCTGTTTTGCCGTGATATTTCCCGCCAAACCCAAAGCCTTTACCTGTCGTTCCGTCATTTTCAAGTGCTCTGCGAGATACTTTACAATGTTCGGACTCGCCGACATAATGGTATTGAAGTTTCCCGCGCTTACCCTGCCCGTTGTAAAAGCATTCGTAATCGCGTTGTTTAGCGTGGAGATCTGCGACGTTGTTGCGCCCGATACCTTAAACGCCTGATTTGCAATACGCAAAAAATGCGCCGCTTCCGTGCTGGTCTTGAAAAAACTGTTTCCCGACCGCATTAACGTTGCGACGCTTGTTGCCATATCCTTGTATGCTATTCGACATTCGTTCGCCGATTCAAGGACTTCTTCTTGTACTTTCTGTTGGTCTTCGAGTTCAGAGGTGGCTATTTTCAACTGCTTGTTGACATTGTTCCATTCCTCTATAAGCTCGTTCAGTTTGATTGCGGAAAAACCTATACCGATTGCAGACAACGCTTTTGTTGCGAAGTTCTTTAACCCAGTTACGGCTTTTTCCGCTTTCATTTGTGATGCGGCGTCAACGGTAAAACCAAGCCCTATGGCTATTTCTCTAATAGTCATACCTAACCTCCGCTTCTGTTTTTCATATCTTCTGCCTTGCAGTTGTCGATATCAACTTCCATCTGGTGCAAAGCATACAGCTTCAACGCCTCGTCAAGCGTGTAATACTCTTTCAACTCGGACATTGAAGCCAACTTTGCTTTTATAAGGGAAAACATTTTCAATTCAAGAGCAGAAAAGCGTTCTACGTTCAGTTCTCCGTATTTTGAAATTTCGCTGTCAGATTCTTCAAACGCTCGGTTACACCTCCAAATTGGATACCGAGCTTCTTGAAAAAACCGCTGTAATTTGTAATTACGGCGTGGAACGCAAGGACGTACATATATTGCACGTCAAGGCAGAACAATTCGTCAAGGATTTCTTCGGTAAGGATAACCGTTTCTCCGTTAAAATCAACGCCGATATTTCCGCTTTCTACAAGCAAGGTTCGTAAGAGCGCTTCGAGTTTTTCACCGCTTAACCCTTCAAAACCTTTCGTGATATGAGGCAAGAATTCCTCAACATTGCTGTCAAGGATATTTTTACCGTCTGCCACATTGAGAGCAGGCAACATAGCACCGATAATAGGTACTGCTACCTGCAAAACGTCGCCACTAATTCTCGCCGCTTTGAAAGCCGAGAAAGGACGGATATAGAAATTGCTACCGCCCACTACCACTTTTTTTGCTTCTTGCATTTTCATAATGTTTTACCTCCGATTTTTGTTAATATGTGCCTTCCGTAAGGTCAGCTTCGCCCGTTTCGAGTTCCCACTCACGGTTGTTCAATCCTTTGCCAAACGTGCGCGTGGTCGATTTCTTAACCCATGCGGAATCTGCCGAGAAAAGCAAACCGCCTTTAAGGTCTTTAATCAAAATAGGGAATACCCCGTCGCCCGTCTTTTTGTCGTTGTCGTGTTGCGCTTGCAAGAACGCATTAGACGCCGACGTTTGCAAAAGAGAAAGTTTGACAGAATAACAGCCATTCGGGTCAACTGCTCTGGCTACTTCGCCGTCGCAACCCGTAGTGGAAGTTACACCGTCGCCGAGCTTTTCAATGGTTAAAAAGCTGTCGTCAGCTACGCCTGTAATTGCGTGAGTGCCGCAAGAAATGGTAACTTGACGCGCGTTATAGGTTTTTACTGCCATATTCGTTTACCTCCTTATACAGTCAAAGAACCCTTGATTTCTACCAAGTGGATAGCGTTTGCAAGACGCGCCGTAAACGAGCACCCTGCAAGAGTTCTCGCCTTTTTATCCCCTTCGGTTACGTTGAGTGCCGTAGGTACGGTGGTCGTAAATCCGGGAATCTCAACGCCTTCCGCGTCGTATTCAGTTTCCGCAATACCACCGACGCTTTGCCCTTGTTTCAAGGACGCAATCATTTGGTTTTGAATTAAGGATACACCTGCGGAAGAATACGGAACTTTCGCATTCTTGATAAACAACGAGTAAATACGCGTTTGCATATCGTTCAAAAGCCAGTCGCGGAAACGAATTACGTCAATCCATTCGCCCGACGTGGTTTTGCCGTCAAGGGTAATATCCTTTCCCGCGCAGTTTACATAGCAGTTCAAATGCGCTTCCTTTACACTTTCGATTTCCGTAGTCGTAAAGGCTTCCGCAACGATACCGCTAACAGTTTTGTACGCCCAAGTTTCCGAACCGGGTTGAAGCGTTAAAACCTTTGCAAGCACCGCAATATGCGTGTACGCGTTTTGTGCAATGTTCTTGCTTGCAAAACCGAACGAATAGGTGTTCGTTTCTGCTACGGGGTTTTCGATTTTTTCGGAACAGTCCACCGTGTAAGCAAAGAGTTTGCTGTTGGTGTCTGCCCACCCTGCAATCGTTGCAAGCTCGCTGTTTGCGCCGTCGAGAATAACCGCGAAGCCATACCAGCCCGTCGTTTCCAACGCTCTGTTAAGGGTTTCCGTGATACTCTCTTCTCCTTGCGGAATTGCCACATACAACTTGCCTGCGCCGTTTTTGAAAGCGAGTGCGGCTGCTTTATACACCGCGTCCGTTTCCACCCAGCCTGCTTCCGCAATTTCGCCGATAGTCGAATACGCGGCTACCGCGCTGGGGGTTTTGGACGACGGAGCAGAGCCAACCAAAAGTATGTTGTTGAAACTTTCGGCGTTCGCAACACTCTCGCTTATGGAAATAGTTACATTCACAAGTTTGTTGATAAGACTCATTTTTCGGTCCTCCTATTAAAAATTGTTTTCGATATTGATACTTCCAGCGTCAATATCGTTGATTTTCTTGTCGGCTAATGCCTTTGTGCCACCGCCCGACGGTGTTTGTTGCCAGTCCGTTCTGCTAATTCCCGCATAGCCACGAGTAGTGTCCGTGTAAGAAACTGTGAATTCTTGCAACGCCCTATATTCGTAGTTCGGATCGAGAACAGCAGACGTATCTAATACGCCACCTTCTGCCGTAAACGCTATATCTTTACTTTCGCAAAGCTCGTCAACGTAAGGCGACGTAATAAATTTGACAAAATCCATCATATCGGAAACGGCTGTGTTTTTTTGATAGGTGTACTGCCCTTTTTTCACTTTTCTTCCGTGAGTGAAAAGCTCAACCGTTAAACGAGCAGACGAGGGAATACAGTTATAAACTTCTTCGTCCTCTATCTGCTCGATTCCGTGTTGAGTGTGCGTCAATAAACCCATAGTCAGTTTGACAAACGGACCTTTCGGCTTGGTTTGTTCGGTGTTTCCCCACACGACTGTTGCTCCGTCAAAGTAGATATCCACAATAGACTTCACTTCGTCGCAAAGTTCTTCATACGTCATTCTTCCACCTCCGTTTCGTCAGTAGGCGCGTCCATTTGGGCGACTTCGGTAACGAGAGTAAAAACAGCTTTACAATGGGCAAGCATTGTCTTTTCCCACGTAACGCTTTCTTCGCATTCCCACCATTGTCCTTGAAAGTACAGTCGGTCTGCCGCTGTTCCATTTTTGACGTCTGCCGTTTTGATAACGGTGTTTCCGTAAGCCTTGATTCTTTGGGTTTTCCGTTTACCTTCGGGCAGTAGTTGTAATTCTTTTCCGCTCAAAAATTGAACGTTAAGTTTTACAGTAATGTCGGTATGGCCATTAACGGCATACCCGTCCACGTATTTCTGGGGTTCGTATCGCCTCAAAGTATAAGGTCTGCGCCACAAGCTCGTTATCCCGTTGCTCATTTGGGTTGCCCTCCTTTACTTTTTCTTATCCGTTATTACATAAGACACCGATTGTCGCATAGTGCCTGTATCAATAAGCGGATGGTCTGAACCTTTCTTCTTAATCGTGCTTGGCGCGTTAGGTTCAAATTCGCCGTCGCGTATTTCTGTTTGAACAAGCCCCTTTTGATAGACGCCGATTGCGTTCAAACATTGTTGCGCCGTTATTTTTCCCTCAACGACTTGTTTGCCTTGCTTCATACAAAAATCTTGGATAGCGTCAATATGCTTATCAACGCTATCCCTCATAAATGGTCTTGACGGTGTACTCGAAGTACCCAGCTCGTTCCACATAGCCACGTCAACTATTTCAACGCCGTTTTCCTCTTGGGCTTCGCCCTGTCGGAAACCTACACGAACTTGCGCCCGTTTCAGCGTTTCCAGTTCACGCATTAGCTTTTCGCCTTCTTTCGTCATACGGTCTGTTGTTTTTGCAGCCATATCAACGTTCTCCCGCAGAAATTATAGGAACGATTACCAACCGTCTTATAGAAAGGTATTGCAAACCGTAGGCGGTTAAGGCGTATTCTGCATCAACGCTCGCGTTGACGTTTTGCGATACGGAATATCCCACCGAAATATCTCCTTCGGAATAGGAATTTACACGCATCATATCGTCAATTTTGCCCGTCGTGTTATCGCCTTTACCCGCCATCTTTAATCGGTGTGCGGCAAGGAGAGCAAGCGCTTGGTTATACATTTTCCCGAACCGCTTTTCGCTTACAATCGGTTTGACGAGCTCTATCCATTTACGAACTTCGTCGTCCTTGATTTCTTCAAACTCTTGGGCGACCATTCTAAAAATTTCAAGCGCTTCCATTCAAAACCTCCTGCGCTTATTTGCTTTCAGTTTCAGCCGTTTCGGGGATTTCAAGCGTTTCCGATACTTCCTCTACCGCTTCCTTTTTCGCGCCTTTTTTGGGGCTGTTAGCCTTTTCTTCGGTCCTTTCAAGGAAGCCGAGATTTACGAGCGCGTTAATTACGCCGTTGTTCTCAAACTTCGCGGAAAGCGTGATGGTTTCGTCGGGCAGAACGATAGTTTCGCCGATAGATACGATTTTCTTACTGATATTCTTAATCTTCGTAGCCATACCGCACCTCCGTTAAATACCTACCACGACGAGCGCGGAAAGCGGATAGTAAATCATTGCGCCTGCGGTTCTTGCTTCGCAAGGAACGATAACTTCGAGGTTCTTGTTTTGCAACGGGTACTGATAGAATTCAAGCGGGTGCTCGATAGACAATTTTCTCTCGCTGTTCGTAAACAAGAAGCCTGCGTTTTGTCCTTCGCTTGCGTAAGGGTTGGTTTCAACCGAGTCTGCCTGCAATTCAGCCGCCGAAACGATATCCTTCAAGTAAGGAGCGTTTTTGAGAATGAACTCTTTAACGGTTACAGCGGTGTTAGGCAACTGCGCGTTGCAAAGGTCAAGGTAAACGTCGGCAGGAAGAACGAGCGTGTCGGGTCTTTCAACGTTCTTCGTGGTCTTCGCAACCTGTTTTTGAATTGCCTTAACGTCGGCAAGGATTTCTTCGGGGGTTTTGTCTGCCCACTTGGTCGAACCTTTTGCACCTTCGGGTACAACGTAAACGGGAATGTCGTTGTTCTTGGAAAGAACGCCGATAAGTCCAGTTTCTTCGTCGCCCGCCCATGCAATCTTGTTCAACAAGAAGTCGATTTGCCAACGAGCCGATTCTGCCTTTCTTACGTCGAGAGATTTACCCGCCATACGGCTTGCTCTCATTTCTTGTACGGAATAGCCGTAGCTATCGCCGACAGACTTGATTTGAGCCGTAGTAGGTTTACCCTTAACGTCTGCTCTGGGCAGGTCGGTAGAATAGTTGCTGATAATCTTTGCAAGCCCCGTTCTGTCGTAGCTGTAATAAGTTACGGTTTCCGCGCCCGCGTTTACTTCGTTCGAGCGAGGGAAAAGTTTCAACGCCGTAAATTCGGGATATTCGACGTCGTAGGACTGCGTTTTGATATAGTCAAGTTCTCTTGCGAAGAAAACGGATGCGTCTTCTGCGCTATCGAATCTTAAACCAAAGCCCTCCCCTGCGAGCGACGCGGGGATATTGGACTGCATAAGCGCTTGGTAGTCAAGCGCGTCGTAATGTTCGGAAGGAACTTTTGCATTGTACTTGCTCATATTCTTATACCTCCTTATGCAAGTTCTACGGGAGCAACGTTGCCCGTACCCTTCGTGCCGATAAATTTCGCATTCGTGATAGCGATTGCGTTATCGCCAGTTGCGTTCGTAAACAAGCCTGCGTTTGCACCGCTGATTACGAGATAAAGGGCGTCGCCGTATGCAGGCGTAATGCCGTCAACGAGTCTTGCCCAAATTCTACCCTTACGCAAAACGCCAACCGTTGCATCTTTTTCGATTGCAAGTTCGCCTTTTCTGTTGAGTTCGGTGCTGAAACCGTTTACAACAATACCCTCGAACTTTGCTACGGTTGCGCCCGCTTCGGGAAGTTTTACTTGATTGCCTGCGGAAGTGCCAACCACTACGCCGACACCGAATTTAAGGATACCGTCCTCGCATTCGTTTCTTCTCGCGTCAATCGTGTTCGGCGACAAATCGAAAATGCCGCCTGCTACACCTTTATCGGTGCTGAAATTATAAGTCGTCTGTGCGCTCATTTTTACTTACCTCCGTTTCTTCTTGCAAGCATACGTTCGCGTGCCTGCGCCGCGCCACCTTTACTTTCGGTGGTAGTTTCCGCGCTGTCCTTATTGAACATTTGCGCTCTTTGGTCGTCAACCCTCGATTGTGCAGTCTTTTCGGTTTGCACAAAGGCGTCTTTAACGAGGTCGAACATAGCGTTGATATACGTTACGCTCTTGCCGTCAAGTCTAATGGTCGGCTTTTGATGGCGAATGATTGCCTTCTTGCCGTCCAAGATACTCATTCTTTCTACCCCGTCAAGGTTGAGTTTGTCTGCAAAACGTGCGAGTTCGAGTTTCTGCGCAACGATACGCTCAACAGCGTCCATATTCACAGATTCCCCGCAATCTTCGTTTTGCTCCGCTACTGCATTTTCCTCGCCGTCGGTTTTCGTTTCGGTTACGGGGGTCTGCTCTCCCTCGCCTTCGGTTGCCGCGTCGAAGTCTGCTTTTGCGTTGCCTGCCTCGATATAGTCAATCAAACTGTCTATATCTTCCTTTTGTTCGTTGAGAACGACCAACGCTTCTTCGAGTGTTGCAGGTGCGCCCGCCGAATCTCTGCGGTCTCTGCGGTCTTTGACAAAAGCCACTTTGTCGTCGGTAGCAGGTTCTTCTGCCATAGGCGCAGGGGTGGGTTCTGCCGTTGCGGTATCTGCGGTTTCTTCGGTTGCGGTCTTGCTTGCGATTTCTTCTTTTACTTCTTCAATCGCGGTGGGCAAGTTCTGTTCACTCGTTGCTACTTCGCCGTCCACTTTCGTCTTTTCAGACATAGCCTTTTTACCTCCTATTAAAATGTTTTTATCCGCGCTATCTATATTAAGACGCGCGTTCTCACCCGCTCTTGCCGTGTCCACAATCGCGAGATGATTGATAACAATATTTCGTTGTACTGCGTCGTACTCTTGTCCGTTCCAAGTTCCCGGCGTTTCGTCGAGCGTGAGCTTGTATCCCAGAGAGAGTTCTCTTGCACCGTTCCTTTTAAGTCGGTCTGTTTCGTGGATAATTATCTTCGCCCTTACATTGTTTCCGTCTTGATACCCCTTCGAGAGAATCGTACCGATTTCTTCGTAGGCTACGTTATCTTTTGTGATAAGCCCTGCGTCGTGGGTTTCGATTACAGGCTTGCCTTCGTAAGATGCCAGCGACTCCTCCTTGAAAACTTCTTCGGGTAAACGCAATTCACGTCTTATTGTTCCATCAGCGTTATGGTACTCAAAAATCCCGCACGTGGTAACGATAGGATTGTCAATTAAGTACCCTTCTTCCGTGAAATAGGTCTGGTCCGACGGAATATTGTCGAACCTTATAACTTCTCTCACTTTCGATTGCCCCTCAACAGGGCTTCGTATGTTTTCCGTCATTTTAACCTCCTTTATTTCTCCGAAATCGGCAACGTTATTGTGTCAATGTCGAATTTCGGTAAAGCAATACACCTGCATTGAAAATCTTGACCGGGGTGAGCCCTACGCCCAGTCTTCTTGTCAACCACAGGCGGGTCGCTCCATTTGAACGTTTTGCCGTTCAACTCTCTATGCCTATCACGAACGCGCCCGTCGCCAGAGTCCGACCAAACGTACTCGCTTACGCCAGCCGCTTCGTGTTGCATTTGCGTTACTTGGGAATTCAGTTTTGCTATTTGGTCTCTCGCCAAAAAACGCGCCTTGCTCCTTGTAAGGTGGTAGGTGTGCTGTAAATCTTTCATAACTTCCGTGATAGATTTACCCGAAATGAAATCCGCCTGCACGATCATCTTCATATCGCCGAGCGTATCCATCGGGATTGTCTTTATAAGGTTTACGTTTTCACCCGTCCACCTTGCCAACGCTTCGCGGTAAAACTCTCCCATATAATAGTCTTCCGTAATATCTACGCCGAGCGTGGCGTGAACTACTTTCTTCCACTCTTTAATGGATAGCTTTTTCGTAAGGTTCGCGAGTTTGTCGAGCTTCTTTTCCAAAGCGAAAGCCCCTACTTTCTTTTCGAGCGCGACGCCCATTTTATCAAAAGCACCGCGTACGACAGTTAAAAGGGTTTTTGTATCGTCGGCGTGTTCTTCTTTATACGCCGTTTTTTCCGCGTTGTACGCGGTTTGAATTTCCCCGTAGTATAAATTGATTGATTCTTTCAAAAGCCGAATGTAGGCGTTTGTTATGCGTTTGTATTCGCGTTCAAGGTTTTCTTTGTACCTTATCAAAACTTTGCAGTTCAGTTTCTTGTTCCCGCGAAACTTCTTTCGCACAGCGTTGCGCGTTAATTCAGCCATAGCAATATCGTTCATTTAGTCCTCCCGAAAATGAGATTTCCCGTACTTATCAACCTTGAACGTTGCTTTCAAGTCGCGGAACTTATCGCGTTCTACAACGTCGCGCCTGCAATTCTTATTGCATTTCTTACGCGAACGCTTGCAAATACACACCGTTTCGCCGTCCTTGTAATCAATGAAAACTTTTATCGTTTCTTTGTCATTCATAATGCCTCCTTAACGCAAGAAAAAGCACAGCCGAAGCTATGCTTTATTTTTGGCGGTTTTACTTCCCCGCAGAAGGTTCATTTGCTCTTCCTCGTTAAGAAGTATTCCGAGAGATTCTTTGAAAGGTTTGAATAAATTTGCCCTTAAAATCTCTGGTACTTCCGAGAAACGATTGTTTTTCATTTCTTGGGTATTTGGTTGAACTTCGCCGTTAAAGCTCGTAGAAGCGAAAATAAACGGTTTGCCAAATTCTTCGGGTAACCCTTCAAGAGCGCCCAGCGGAATAAGGTCGATAAGCTCTATTCCAAATTCTTCCAACGTTTCACGCCTTGCCGCGTCTTCGGGGGTTTCCCCTTCTTCGATTTTACCGCCCGGACCGCAAATGCCTTGACCGTCGCCCCTGTCGCCTACAAGAATTTTGCCGTTCTTGATAACGAGTACCGCCGCAGAGGTGCAATCTGCTTGGCTGTCCGATTGTAAAGGAACGTTGGGGTTATCCGTTTGCGGTGGAACGATAGGCGCGGTTTCGATAATGGGTTCGTCCGTCGTTTCGTCGATAAGGTCTTGAATTACGTAGTTCTCACTCTTTTTCAAGCCGTCGCGTACTTCCGTCGGATCTAACGAGCCCATATCTACGTAAATCTGTGCGGTTTGCGCTTTCGTTTGTTCGGTGGTTGCCCTTGTCTGTTCGATTGTCGCTTGCTCACTCTCGCTCATATTCCACAAGGGTTTGAACGAAAACTCGTAGTCGGGAATATCGCGGAGCTTCCCTCTGTTTCTACCAGCCAAAAGCAAAAGGTCTATAAACGTCTGGTAGTTTCGACGCATAGACTTTTTACGTATTCTATCTACAAAGTTGTAGTAGTTTTCAAGGTCGCTTTGCCCCGTCGCGTTCATACCCGCAGGGGAACGCCCAAACAAAATCGTTTGAGGAATGTGCGATACCGCCGAAAGCATATTGCAGGTAGAATCAAGAATTTCTTTTATACCCGAAAGGGTAAAAGACTGGAAGCTGTAATCTTCGCCTTCTTGGTCTATCGCAATGCTGTTAAGGAAGTTTCGCGCCGTGTCTATCAATTCAAGCCTTCTTAATGCTTGGTCTTCGCCCGCGTCGGTGGCGAGAAGTTGGGCAAGCCCTTTCATTTTGTAAACCGCCTGCACGCTACGTTCAAGCAGTTTTACGCCGTCGCCGTGAGCCGTGATAGTTTCACGCAAGCGTTGCTTAATGCGGTGGTATTCTGGAATGCCCCACAAGCGGTAGTTTTGGTTCATTGTTCGTTCGGGAGCTTTGCCGTTCCTGTGAATAAGCAATCGGCTTTCGTGCACCCTAAACGAGCCGTACATTGTTTGAATTTCGTAGTATTCGGGATAGCCGAACTTTGACAACCCGTATCTTCCTACTTTTGTGCCAAACGTTCTGTACAAAGACGAATAATCGGGGTTTACTACCGCGCTTTCGTAAACCCTTAATTCCTCAATCGCTCTTAACCGACGGAGATTGAGAGGCATTCTCAAATCTTTTTCGCCGTCGTCTGCCATCATAAGGATAACAGAGCCACCATAGAGGCGCATCCATTTAAGAGCTGTTTCCGTACAGCCCTCAAAATCAACGTCGTCCATAGCGTTACGAACAAACTGCTCAACGTCTTTATCTTCTATACCTAAATCGAAATCGTGTCTAACCGCTTCTTCCGCAGGCGCGTCGATAATCGTTGTAAACAGTCCGTTTCCCTCGTACTGGTCTGTTAATTCCTGCCAGTTGAGCGAATCAAAACCGCCATCAACAACGTGCTGATAGGCGGTTGAGCTGTCGCGTTTTGTTCCGTACTTGTTCAAAAGGTTTTGGTAGCCATCTCTACGGAAAGCTACGTCTTCGCTTTTTTCTTCTTTGGGAATATTCTGCTTTTCGCTTCCCATATTTCGATACCTCCTTTTAAGAAATCAAGCTACTAATATCAAATTTGTTGCTTTCAGACCAGTTGACGTATTGCGAAGTTGCGTCCACTTGGTCGTCGTGCGCGCCGTTGGGGAACATTGCCATTTCTTCCACGTAGTCCATTATCCAAGGTGCAATAGACGGGTCGGGCAAATAGATATTCCCTGCTTCGGCATAAGGCGTAACCGAACTTGCTCTCGCAAATTTACCGCCTTCGGGTTCAATCGGGATAAGACCGGGCAATTCTCTTTTCAAGACATTCATAACGGCAGAGCCGTTTGCCTTGTCTTCCACGAGTTTGCGTACCGCTTGTGGATATTTGGCAGACAGTTGCCGTATAGCGTTTAGCGTTTCCGTGAAACTCATACGCCCACGAATTTGGTCCACAAGGTATTTGTCTGGTCCACATTCACACCATACTTGCCCAACAACGAAGTCGGACGTTTCTTTGTCTTTGAACGTACAATCCCACGATTGAACAAAATTCTTTGCGTCGGACGGTAGCCTCTTGTAGAACTTCCACCATTCGCGCTTAAATGCCCCGCCTTCGCTTGGCGAGGGTGTTTGTTGATAAAGCGAACTCCACGCATACGTGCCTATGGTTCTCTTTGTCTTTTCTGCCCACGCCCTATCGTAACCGTGTTCTGGCCACAGGGTTTCGCCGTACTCTCTATGCAATAAATCCGTTTCGGGGTTTTCGCATACGGCAGGCAAGGAAAGGACGTCCCATTCTTCGCCGTCAATTTCCAGTAGCGACGCCGCAAGGTCTTGGTCGTGCCAACGCGTCAAGATAATAATGATAGACGCGCCTGCGTGCAATCGCGTGAAAATTGAAGATTGATATTCCGCAAGCAGTTTCTTTCGATATGTCGGGGATTCTGCCTCTTCACGGCTTTTAATCGGGTCGTCGATAATGAGCAGGTCAGCACCATTACCAGTAATACCACCGCCTACACCGACGGAAATCATACCGCCTCCGTGTTCTGCTATTTCCCAACTCGTCTTCTTCGCTTGCGTTGGCGATACTTCCACCCCGAAAAGCTGTGAGCCGAACTCATAGACTTTATCGCGGTTGCTTGCGCCGAACTGTTGAGCAAGGTCTTCGCCGTAGCTTACTTCGATTACCCTGCGGTCTGGGTGTTTTCCTAAATAATATGACGGAAACGTTTTCGTAACCGTCATAGACTTGCCGTGTCGTGGGGGCATAAATATCATAAGGCGCTTTATCTCGCCTCTTTCTACTTTTTCAAGTTTGTCGCATACCAGAGCAAGGTGTCTGGCTCTCTCCCACTTGCCGTGATGGACGAGCTTGACGTAATCGGCATAGTTCCTTCTCGCAAGCTCGTATCTCGCTTGTTCTGCAAGAGCGTTTAGCTGTGCGGTTGAATAACTACGCCTCTCATTCTTCCGCATTTGCAAGAGTGGCGATACGACGCAACTCGTCTTCCGATAAACCACTCATATCTACTGTGTTCACCGTGCCAGACAGTTTAATATTCTGCGATTGCGCCCACTCGCCTGTTCCCTTACTTCTGTTGTTGAGCCAGTACATAATCGCCATAGTATCAGGCGGTATATGCTTTTTCGTTTTGCGGACTTTAACGGGCTTTGTGTTTCCGTCCTTGTCAACTTCGACGATATTTTCCGATTCTTCCACGTCATAGCCCAATGCGCGTTGAAAAAGTTTCTTCTCGACTTGTGCATCAGCAACGTTTTTCCCGTTAATTAAAGCCTCTGCAAAGGACGGAAAATCGTTCTTCCAACGCGCGAGTGTTCGACGAGTTATACCGAACGCGTCTGCTATTTCTTCGTCGGTTGCGCCTTTCATTGCGAGAGACCAACCCCAATCGTCGTGATACTTTGCGTTATAACCACTTGGAGCAGGCATATCAATTACCTCCTAAATAGTCAGCCGCCCAAAGTTCCAACGCTCTCCACTTGTTCTTGCCGTCGATATCGCCGTTTTCGACCATCTTTTTCAAAGCCTGCGAGATTACCTCTGCCGCTTCTTTGGGAATTGCGCTACTGCCGAGAACAGACGTCAACTGCGTCCATTCTTGCGTGTCGTCGAATTGCAAATCGTCGAACAAGCGTTCCGTTCCTTTTATCATAGCGTAGATTGCCGCGCCCGTATTCTTCACGTTGCCAAACTCTTGATACTTCGCAAGCGTATCCACGAAAGGTTTGTGCAGGGCTTCGTCTGCTACGCCGACAAAATCGGGGTGCTGTGTTTTCAAAACCTCAATGAGCTTATCAAGGTCTTTTACTTGATGCGGTAAGAACGTGAACGTGATATTCTTCCACGCATACTCTACTTTGGGGGATATGAGCTTTTCAAGTTCTGCCATAGGCTCGCCGAGAATTTCTTTCCCTGCATAGCTTTCAAGCATATCGTCAACGCTGTCTATGAGCTTAACGATTTCTTTTAACGTGCTTTGGTCGTCGAACCCGCTAATTGCGTTGTGGGCAATTTGCTTTGCGGCGATCTGTGAGCGCGTAAGCCCCGTAATGTCGAGAATAACGAAAATACTGTCAAGGACGCCCGAATCTTTTGCGGACCGTATTCTATGGTGTCCGCTTATGATTTCGATTTTACCGTCTTTTAAGGCGCAGAAAGGAAGACTCTCCAACTGTCCGCGCTTGCGGATATTGTCCGTCAACTGTTTCTGCATTTCCGTTTTCATAATACGTGCGTTAATGTCTTGCTCTCTCAAAGAAGTAAAAGGCACTTTGGCGATTACAAGCCCGTGCCCCAAATCAAGCATTTGCTCGTATGGAACTTGCTTTACTTCTGCTTGGTTTTCTGTCTTTCCGTTCTCCATCTGTCCTCCTTCGCAAGCCATTCGGCAAGCGTTTCCTTTTCATTTCTATTTTTGAACTCCGACTCGTAAGTGAGCCTAAACCCCATCTTCTTATCGGGTATCTTCTTGGTAAGTTTCATAACCCCGCGCATTTCCTTTGCTTCGGGGTACTTCGTCATTTGAACCGTCTTTAATCGGTGGGCTTTCTCGCGTTCAATATCGTTGCAAATACTGTCGATAAACGCCCGATTCTGTGCAAGCATTGTAAGCAATCGCCCTAAACGGTAGGTCTTGTGCGGAACGGTCATACCATACATAAGGAAAACCGCGTCGCTGACCTGTGTACCGAACGCGCCCATTGTCAACGCCGCTTTGTCGATACCGAACACCCCTGCAATCTTCCCATCAATGAGCACCGCCATATTGATAGGCGCGGCAGAGCCTACGAAATTGTGCGTCCACAACTGCCTATAATACTGCGCGTTCACTCTCTCGATAACGCACGTCTGTATTTTGCTTTCGGGCGTAATCACGTAGTCGCGCGGTAGCATAGAACATTCAAGCGGTTCTAAATGCCCTTCGTTCGGACGCGTAATCTTTTTCCCTTTTGCAAGGTCTGTCGCTTCTTCTGGTCTGTTCGACGTAATATACACGTTTACGCCTGCGCGGACGCCGTACCTTGCGAAGATGGGCGCGCCTGCCGTTTTGTACGGTTCGTTTTCTTCATAGCAAAGAACAAGGGCTTTTGCGTCTTGACACTTTGCGTACAAATCTTTCAAGCCCGTCTTAACGTCGAAAATACCGTACTTTGGTTCTTTCCACGTCATTTTACCGCCCGTGTCGTACCACTTTTCAAACCCTGCCGTGTACGTCGGGGGGTTCGCTATTACGATTGTGTGTTCGTCGTCGAGAACTTCGTCCAAGTGTTCCCACATATCCAACGGGCGATAAGTCATTCCCTTTAAGGAATCCCTTGCCCTTTGCAACTGCTCGTTAATGTCCTTGATATGCTCTTCACGGCGATAATGCAAGTCAAGCAGTATATTGTGGAAGTAGTCTTTCCCTGCCTGCTTTGCCGTGCGGAGATAAATCTGCGCGAACAACGCCGTTGCAGGGTCTTTCATTTCCTCGTCCGTAAAACCCTCCGCTTTGATTTCAAGGTCTTCGAGCGTCTTGCCCATAATGGCATAGCCCATAATAGAAGTAAACATAGCAACGTCGCTTGCTTCTATCTGCTCTCCCTTGAACCCTGCCTGCACCGCCAAGTGCGACATAGCAAACGCACCAGCGCAAGGCTCAACTACTCTTGTGTATCCCGCTTTCCGCGCGTTTTCGAGTAGTGGTTTGAGAAACTTTTGCTCTTGCGAAACAAGCGTTCCCATAAACAACGCACCGGGATTTTGAAACTTTGGCACTTGTGAACCTCCTATTTTGTCTATACAGCAAGAAAGAAGGCTATACGTGATTTTCGTATAACCTTCTATCTAAAAACTTATGGTCCGCCGAGAATGACTTGAACAATTCAACCCCCAGATTAAGAGTCTGGTGCTCTGCGTTGAGCTATCGGCGGATATTTTGGGGAACGGACGCCGCTACTTACGTTCGCTCCCCTATTTGTGGGTTTTCACCACTAAAAGGAGAAAAACTACAAATTGTCGAACAGACTTATCTGTTCTGCTTGCGGTTTGTGCCCCGAACCTTTTGGTAAGGACGGGTCAATCAGTTCTACAACTTTCTTTCCCGTTCTCGCTTCAAACCATTCAGCGAAGACAAGTCTATGACACCATTCGTCGGGGATTCTTACGTCCTCGTAACAGCAAACAACTACGTCTTTGCCGTAAACGGTGTAGGGCTTTAACAATCTAACGATTTCCTGTATTCCGTATCTATCCAAATGCTTGAAGTATTTGGGGGTAAATACGCTACGGTCATTTTCGTTAAAAAGATAACCGGGCGGGGCAATCTCGATTATGTTCCCTGCTTTTACATAACCCAGAGGGAACTTCGGTTCGCTCCGAGTTATGCCGACCACCGTATATTTTCCCGTCTTCAATTCGGGATTTTGATACCTACTTGTGTATAACTTCATATCGCTTTCGCCTCTATCAAGCTACGGAGGGTAGAAATACCAACGCTCTTGACTTTCTCAATGTCCTTGCCTAACTGCCGATAAAAATCGGGGTAGAGCATACATTCGTAAGCCATTTGCATATCCTTCGATTGCTGTTCGGTAATTCCGATTCTAAAATTTTTTGCTATTCGCAAAGCCTTTTTGAAATCGCCTTCCGCGAAAAATTGTTTTACTTGCTCCGTCTTTTTCATATCTTTCTTACCGTTAAGTAATTTTCATACTTTCATTCTATCCCTTTTGCAAGGGAAAGTCAAACGTAAAAACGATATTTTGACGGATTTTTTCGCGAAAATTTATTTTTGGTCGCCGTCTTTTTTAGGTGTGTCATATCAATCGACGATACCATATTACCAAAAAGTAATTGAAAAGTCAATGACATTTTTCTGACACGCAAATTAGACGGTAAGTATGTTTTCAAGGTCAAGACCGAAAAACAGGGTAGTCAATTCTTCACAAGCTCTGTCAACGTCGCGGAAAACTGTACGTTCTGTTACGTATTCCTGTTCGGAGATATCAATGGCAGACTTGGTTTCTTTTGCTAAATACATAGCTTCCAACACCCTCCACCTTCTCTCCAACTCTTGCTTTCCTGACGTCAAGCAACGAGTCTTGTATAAATCCAGCATCATATCCACGTGCTTTAAGATGGCTTGTGTTCTTACGATACTGCTTCTTATGCTCGACACCTGTCTTACTTCTTCCGTGCTTATACCGAATGTTTCAAGCAACTGTACGTCTTCATCCGTCAATAACGCCCCTACTTCCCCTACGGCGTTCTCTCCGTAATCAGACAGCCACTTATACTTCTTCAATAGCAGGCGCGCGTTATGAAGACGTTTATCCTTTCTTCTCTTTACGCCTTCCGCGACGTGCTTTTGATAAGCCTCTATTCCTTTCTTTGCCGCAACCGCCGAAATAGCGTCTATGATATTCTTCGGCAAATCGACGGTTGTCTTCTTGCTTTCTTTCGCGGGTTCGGTGGGGGTTACTTCCCCCACTTCTGCCACTACAAGACCTGTTTCTTTCCTATCTTCTTTCATAAGCCTTTCTACGTTGAACTTCTACCCTGTTCTCCGCGCCTCCTTAAATTACTTTTAACAGGGGTTCTACCATATCCACCTGTTCCCATGCGTGGGGCTTATCGTCGCCGAAATGTCCGCCGTAGCTCGTTTCCTTGAAGCAAGGCGTTTTCAAATTGAGCGTACTAATAATTCCCGCAGGGGTTAAATCGAATACTTGCAATACGGCTTCCTTGATTTTGGACTTATCCACCGTTTCCGTTCCGAACGTTTCAATATCCACCGCCGTAGGTTCTGCTCTACCGATTGCATACCCGATTGCCACTTCACACTTCTTCGCAAGACCTGCCGCAACAATGTTCTTTGCCACATATCTTGCCATATACGCGCCCGACCTATCTACTTTCGACGGGTCTTTCCCGCTAAATGCGCCACCGCCGTGATGAGCAATACCGCCGTAGGTATCCACCATCAACTTTCTTCCCGTTAAACCCGTGTCTGCATCATATCCACCGAGCACGAATTTACCCGACGGGTTAATAAGAATTTCCGTATCTTTTGTGATTGCGAGTTCGGGAATTTCCAAATCACAGGAAAAACTTTCAAACAAGGGCTTGATAATACAACGTTCTACTTCCGTCTTCAATTCCTCAACGTTTTTCCATTCTTCGTGTTGAGTGGAAATCAATACCGACTTAACCCCAACCAACTTTCCGTTCTCGTCATACGCAAGCGATACTTGGCTTTTTCCGTCCGGGAGCAAGCCCTTAATTGCGTCTTTCTCACGGAAGAACGTCAATCTGTTCGTGAGCTTATGCGCGAGGTCGATTGCAAGGGGCATATAAGATTTAGACTCGTCGCAAGCGTATCCGTAAACGATACCTTGATCCCCTGCGCCCTGTTCCTCTTCCTTCTCTTTGAATACACCGCCTGCAATGTCGGGGCTTTGCGTGTGGATTCTTACTTCGATTTCAAGCCCTTCGGTGTTATAACCGACCTTTTCAATGGCGCTTCTTACGATTTCTTCGTATTCGGGCTTTGCTTTGGTGGTAATTTCCCCTGCAATAAACGCCTTGCCTGCCGTGAGCATTACCTCACACGCCACCCTACTATCCTTGTCGTTCTTCAAACAAGCGTCGAGGATGCTGTCCGCGATATAGTCCGCGAGTTTGTCGGGATGCCCGATAGTTACCGATTCTGCCGTTACAATTTTCATTTCTTTTGCTCCTTATTACTTTGAATTTCTTTCGCCACTTCGATAGCCTTTCTTATCACGTAGGCGAGCTCGTCCATTCTTACCGAAACCATTATACCCTTTGCGTCTTTCATAGAGATAGATACCGTACCGTCAGACAGGCTTGCAAGAATTTTGCATTTACGCACTTCGTTCGTGAATGTCGTATTCGCCTTGCTCGGTTCGGTGAATTTGGTAAACATACCTTGTATATGAGCCTCTATGCCGTCCGCAGGTCCACCTTTGGGGGCAACAATGATTCTTTGTTCAATATCGGCTACGCCGTTATTCTTTTTCTGTTCCATCTTTACTCTCCTTAATGTTATTCCACTTTTTTATTGCTTCGCTTTTAAGCGTTGCTTTTGGTCCTTGCGCTCCGCACTTGGTACACACTACACGTTGCGCTGTTCGCCCGTGTAATTTAGCTTTACCACCACAATACGGGCAACTATTGATTGCTTCCATCTATTTCTTCGCCTCCTTCTTCTTTCTGCTCCCTTGCCTTTTCTTCCGCCCTGCTTATTCTTCCCGACAAAATGATTGCAGGAAAGATACCTATACAGCAGAGAAGGAAAATCAAACAGGCTACTACGATAAATACGATAATCGCCGTTTTCATTTCCGTTTCCTCTGTTATTCGATTACTTCGTCAAGGTGGGTAGATTTCATATCCGCGATATGGAGCAGTAAGGCAAGCGGACATTTCTTGTAAACTCCGTCTATTCTATATCCAGACTTTACCGAATCGTCAAACGAGCCCATGTGCCAACGAATAGCCAGCGCCTCCTCGTCGGTCAACTTCATATACTTCGTAATGATATACACCGATTTTTCGCCGTGCCCGTAAGGGAATTTGTCGTCTATCTCGTAAACTACTTTGTCTTCCCAAATAAACTGTCCGCGAGCATCTTTCTTGACCGCGTATGCAGGCGCGCTGTTCACCTTGTTCTCGTCGTAGCATTTCTGGGCTTTGTATCCTTTCACGTAGAAGTTAGCCTTGCAAACGTCGTGAAAAAGGCTTACGACGTTTAGGGATAAGATATTTTCAAGGGCAAAGTCTTTCCCTTTCTCTCTTGAAACTTCCTCAAATAACCGCTCTCTAACGTTTATACTGTGAAGTACCAAACCGCCCTCAAAACTTCCGTGAAATCTTGTGCTTGCAGGCGCGTCGAAGAAGTCCGTTTCTTCTACAAGATATTTGATAAAATCTTCTGCCCCTTCTCTGCCTTTCAAGTGTTCTTGATAATATTTAATCGCTTCTTGGTTTGCCATTTTGACCTCCTTGTAGTTCTTTATTTCCGAGAGAAAGCAACGTTTTAAGGGAATATATGATAGCGGAAATTTGGTCGCTTGTGTGGCTCATAGAAACTTCCGTTTCTATCAAATCTTCGTATAAGCCTTCTTTGGTGTCTTCCCATAAGAAATCAAAACCTTTCTTCAAATTCCCTACGAGCTTTTCCAAGTCCTCTATCCCTTCCCTTACACAGCCCGCTTTCGCCATTCGGAATATTTTATCTTCGTCAATACCTGCCGCCTGTATGGTCTTCGTATCCATCGTCTTCTTCCTCGTCGTCGTTGAAATCAAAATCCCCGCCGTCTTCTTCGTCAAAGGCTTCTGGACCGATAGGCTTTTCGTCTTCGCCTTCTTCTTCCGCAGGAGCTTCAAGCATAAGAGGCGACTTGCCCTCTAATTGCTTTGTTTCTTGGAGTTCTTCTTGCACATATTCGGTGGGCTGTTCTACGTCCATATCCCTGAACATATCCATTTGCCCATTGTCGATACGCACCATAACGTAGTCCTGTAAATCTTCATTCCAGCGCAACTCGTAATTTCCTTTGAGATTACCGCTTTCCTCGTCCTTAATCTGCATAGCGGACGAAACCTTGTAGTCGAACTTCGGCGTTTTTGCCATTCTCGTTGCGCCTTGCGGTCCTTCGTAATCGGGAACGGAAACGTCTTCAAGGTTAATCGTCAGCTTAACCGTAATGTCAGCTTTCGAGCTTTCGCGCCGTTGCATATTTGCAATCGTTCTTTTAATGATTTTGTCGAAGTCGGCGCGGAGTCCGTCAAACGCAACGCCTTCAATGCTTAATTCCATAAATTCTTTGTTCATAACAAATTCTCCTGTTTTTATAATTTCGGCTGTGCCGATATTTCTTTAATACTTACAACCATTCTCGGCTGTCTGGAATAGAACTTCCGAACCATTCCGTCAACAATCTGTGTATCGTCCGCGTATGCCACCTTGTTTAAGGCGTCGCATACTACCTTTACCATATTGTCAAAGTCGGGCTTTTTTGTAGGGCGCAACACGTTTTGCTCCATAAGTAGCTGTTTCTTCTTGCTTGCACTTTTGGGGATAGGCAGATAACAACTTATCCTCATTTCAAGCATACATTCCTTGGGGAATATGTGAAACCCGCATTGCTGTTGATAGCTCAACCTTACAAGGTTTTCATAACTAACGGTCATATCGTCCGTATAAGTCTGCACGAATTTCCCTCGTCTGGCAAAGCGCGGTCTGCCCTTCCCTCTCGGCTCTCCCATTACGGTAAACTTAATTACCATAGAACCGTCCATTTCTACGCCTTCCTTACAATACGGATTCTTATCAGCGTGGAGCGTTGCGTCCAGTCTTTCCAAACTTGCACTTCGCCGCACAGCGTAGCTACGAACTCTTCAAAAACCTTGCTTTTAAGCAAACGTCGAATTTTGAAGCAGTTTATCGTGTTCAGTTCAAGGAAGAAAACGTAGCTCGTCGCTTCAATAAAGCTGTGCTTTAATGAAACGCTACCTCTTTTTCTCGGAGCGTTATCAATGTGATACGCGTTGAGATACTCGACAAGCTCTTTCTTCAAACGAACCATACTATGCCTTTCCTGCACACTCATTCTTCTGTACCTCCTCTTTTCTGTCAAGGGTATCTACAATCTCCAAATAGTAGTCATAGCTTTTTTGGCTACCCTTTTTGAACTGCTTACCCATTTTTACTTGGTAGTGATTTTTAACGAGAATTCCTGCCATTTGAACCCTCTCTTCTTCTTTTTCAATGATAATTCTTACTGGCTTGCTCATTTAGTCCTCCAAAAATTTCCGCATTTCTTCAAACCGCCTGCCCGCCTCTTTCTTTCTCCAAGACGGGCCCGTAAAAGCCATAGGATAGCAAATTTCAAATATCCTGTCGTATATTCTCTGTTTGCGCAAGTCTGTTTCGCCTTGCATTTCTTCCAGCGATAAGTTCGTGGTTACTATGATAGGCTTTCTTTGACGATATCGCGTATCGACTATTTCATAGGCTTTTTCGTAGCCGTAATCAGTAGAACGCTCCGCGCCCAAATCGTCTAAAACCCATAAATCGGCTTGCTTGATGGCGTCTATGCTTATATTCTCGTCGCCGAAAGGTCCTAACTTATCTATCAGCCTCGTTAGCGACATTACCATTACGGAATACAGCTTTTCTTCCATAAGGTAATTTGCTATACACTCTGCCAAGAAAGACTTGCTTGTTCCTACACCACCGTAGAAAAGCAAACCTTGATTCTTTTCGAGCATTTCTTCAAAGCGTTCACAATATCTTTTGCCGATTTTCAAGTTCTTGCGGTTATGTTGCGTTTCTACAAAGTCCGAAAAATGAGATTTCTTGCCGTTTTCGTCCATAAGACTGACCGACTTTAATGCTTGTATTTTTTTCAAGCGTTCCTCTCGTTTTTTTTGTTCTTCTTCCGCACGCATTCTATCCAACTTGCACCTGCAAGGGGTTGCCCACAAAACCTTTTCCCCGTCGAAGTCCACATATTCACGCTTGGGCGTTTTGCATACGCCACAATGCAGAATACCGTTCTTTTCAAAATCGCCCTTTTGTGGCGGATCTTGCTCAATGCTATGTTGCGCCGCATTGCGAAACGGTTGCATCATATCAAACTGTTTTCCTATACGTTCAAGATTTCCCATACTATTCCATATAATCCCCAAACGGGTTTTCTCCCGCCTTTTTTGACGTAACCGCCGGCGATGTCTTTTTGAGAATATGCGGTTCTTTCTCTTTCATTCTGTCGATTACCCAACTCAATATGGCTCGATAATCGCTCTTATAAGACTTGCCTTTTGAGCCTTTGTAGTTCGACAGAATTTCTATCGCCCTGTCCGCGCCCGCTTTTCCGTATTTTTCCACCAACTCGTCATATTCCTTTTCGGTTAAGTGTACTTTTTCAGCATACTTCTTTTTGGGCTTTTGTTCGGGCGGTTGCTCGTCGGGGATTTCCAACTCGCCTTGTTGTGGCGGAGCTTTGTCTTCTTCGATTTTCTTCGTTTCTCCGAACGTGGGTTTTTGCGGTGGGGGTACGCCCCTTTTCTTGTACACGTCTTCTATGCTCGCCACAAAATTATCCGACCATATAATACCGTGCTCTTTCCACAATTCTTCGTCGATTGCCCCTATATCGGCAAGCCTGTCGATTATGCTAACAGCCCTTTCTTCGCCAACTTTTGATTTTGCCACAAAGTAAAGCCATTTGGACTTATCAGCCCTGTCAAGCATTAACTTTTCAGAAATGCCGATATATTCGAGCAACTTAAACCACAAAGCATATCCGTCGTTCCCAAATTCCGATTCTATCGTGTAAATCGTTGAAGACGTCAAAGCGGCGATAGTAGAGTGCGGAAAGTAATCTACACCTTTTTTTAGATTTCTTCCCATGCGATACCTCCTCTATCAGTCCGCGTTTGCCTCCGCGTCTTGGTGCATTGCTTCGTCTCTGTCGCTCTTTTCTTCTTTAAGAGCGTCTTCAACCTTTTTCAAATCGCCTTTCGTCATATCCTGCGTGGATTCTATTTTCATATCCTCTAAAATATCTTTGAGAATATCGTTTCCCTCGCTCCCGAAAAGTTCTTTCGCAAGAGCAAAAAGCGCTTTTCTTTCTTCCTGTGTGATAGGTTCTTTGCTGTCGTCTATATCCATAACAACGCCGTCGCCGTCCACGTTGTCTTCGCCGATTACGATTTCTTGCCCGCCTACACGCCCTTCCGCCATTTGGGGTTTGATTGCGCCCGAAGCGATAAGCTCTTCTTCCGAATACAGCCCTTCGTAGTCGGACGGGAACGCATCTCTTACGCATTGGCTAATGGCAACCTTGTTAATCATTGTCGCGGGCTTCGATTTCCAGTTCGACATACCCTTGTTGTACTCGCTAAACGCAACTTCGCGATACGCTTCAAGGTTCATACCGTTCTTCGTATAGAAAACCCTGCACCATCCCCCGATTAACGTTTCCGACGGGTAAAGGCAACAGCCTTCTTTCATTACAATCTGTGTTCCGCGTTGCACCACGATACCGTCTTTCTTGCCCATATAGTTCGGGTTGCAGAACGCTCGTTTCAAATATGCGTCTTTCCCGATTACCATTTGCGCGGGGTCGTCTTTGCTGTACTTAATCAAATACACTTCCCCGTTTGCCAACGGATTGAGTCTTTGCATCTTGCAAGTATTCATAAAGAATACAAGCTCTTGATTGGACGTCAATTCCGACCTACCTCTAACAAGGTACTTCTTTACGAACTCTATATCGAGTTCAACTCTCGTGCCGAGAACCTCGTAGCTTACTTGCAAGGCGTTGTTTTCAGCCTTGCTTAATGCCGTGCTTTGTTCCATATTTCTTTACCTCCGAATGCTGATTTTTACTGTTTCTTTGAATTCAATGCCGGGAATAGAGATATTGCCCTTGCTTGCCCTTACGAGTTTGAGAACCGCCGACACGTCAACAGGGCGAATTTCCGCGCCGTTAAAGTGTGTAGGAACTTTGCTTTCGTCAACACTAACGATTTCCCAGTCCATAGTAGAACCTATGCCCGTTGCTTTTGCTTTTTCCGTTTCAAGACGGAAGTTGCTCCCTGCTTGGTCGAGCATTGCCGCACCTGCAAGGACGGCTTCTGCTCCTGCAATGTCGCCCTTGTCTTCAAGCGCGCTTGCCTCTGCGAGCTTTCTATCGGCTTCTGCTTTTGCGGCGCGTCGTATTTCTTCTTCTTTCTCACGACGAATACGCTCCATTTCAAGCTGATAGTTTCCCATAGCAGTCTTCAATGTTTTTTCGGCAGAAACAAGAGGCGCAAGCATTGCCTTCTCTCTCTCGCAAATCTGCTTGTGCGCTTGATACGCCGCGTCTTTCATAGGGGCGAAGAACTCTTTTACCATAGCGGACTGTTGTTTGAGTTGCCTTCCAAATTCCCCTGCTTGCTCGAAGTCTTCCGCGCTGTGGATAACAATGCTCATTGCACGTTGCTCTATCACGGAAACTTCGTTTGCGAGTGCCTTTTCACTTTCCGTCTGTTCGGGCGGTAAAGAGCCGATACTCGCGACTACCTGTTCGTGTACTTCCATATACACTTCCTCCTTTTAATTATTACTGTATTTACTTAAAAAGCGGTGTACCGTCAACAATGCGTTAAAGGTTTCCCAACTCTCTATGTCGTCTTTTTCGTATCTGTCTGCCAGTCGATACGTTCCATTGCTTTTTAACTGTAAAATCGCCTTTCTATCGACAGGGATTTTATGGCTTTCAAGCCCTTGCCGATACCCTTCAAGCTGTACCCTTGTGAGCGTAGCGCTGATGGACGACGTTGTTTTATAGTCAATCAACCAATTTTCGCCGTCATTTCCGTCAAGCGTACAAAGCAAATCGGCTGTACCAGCGTAATACAGATACTTGTGGAAAAACTTAACCTCCACCGCCAAAGGCTTTGGCTTTCGTTCTTTTACGAAAGACATAAACGCTTCAATATACCCAGCGTATTCCTTTGGAATATCTATACAGCCGTACAGCCAATAGTTCTCTATACAATGATGCACGTCAGAGCCTCGTTTTGCGGCGACGCTCATATATGCGTTATCAACGCCTTTGTAATAGGCGCTACTTAACGGATTCATTATTTCGGTTACAGACGGACAACGGATAATTCCGTCAAGCCTGTATGTATGCGATTTTTCGTCGAAACCCAACTTGTTGAAAATGCTTAAATCAATCATCTCTTACCTCCTTTCCAACGACGGGTTGAGTGAAAACCGCAACGTTGATTTTTTTCATATCCCTAATCGCCTTTATAAGTTCTTCGGGCGACGATATGCCGTATTCACTTCGCAGTAGTTCCTGCATTTCCTTTACACCAACCATCTAACTTATCCGCCTTTTTCTTTTCTATTAACAACGTGAGTTCCGTTGTTTTTTCTTGCAACCTATTGAAGAAGTCTTTTACTTCGTCAAGCAGGTGGTGTTCCTCTTCGTTAATGTTCTCGTCGAGAGAAAGCTCTATCAATACTCTTTTTATCTCTTCGAGCTTGTCGAAGTCGAGCATACTCAATAGCCCTAACGTGATTTTTTCTATCGGTTTGATTTCAGTCGCCATATAAAACGAACTACCGATAGGGCAAGCATTTTTGCAATACTGCGCTTTCAACTGTGGCGCATTATACAAATCTGCCATAAGTACCACTTTATCAACGGGAACGACTTTCGTGTTTCCGAGTTCGTAATCCGCAAGCGAAGATACAGACAAGCCGAGCATATCAGCCGCGCCTTCACGGCTAAATAGACGCTCGTCGTATGTTGCTGCTTCTTTCCTCGCCACAAAGTAGATATTATCGTTGGTTTTCGTAGAGCCATTTCCCATTGTGCTAACCCCTAAAATGCGATATAATATAATCACAAACTAAAATCACGCCTTTGAATTACCGTTCAGTAATTTTCCGTCGAAAAAAATATCGTTTACTTGCTCAAATGTCATTTCGAGTAAGTTCGATATTATAGCAATTTCGTCTGGAAGAAAAATAACTTCCCCCCTTTCTTTCTTTGCATACGAGTCTAACGACTTCTCGATTGACTTCGCCATTTCTTCCTGCGTTTTTCCCTTTTCAACGCGGAGACCTTTTAGCTTTGACGAGTTCATAACGCGCCTCCCTTTTTTTGGATTGTAGTATTATTCTAACTTACTGTTCGGTAATTGTCAAGCGTTTTTTATGATTAAATTATAATTTTTAGAAAATAAATACAAAAAGCCGTAATTTTTGCTATAATAATTACGAGCTTGTCAATTGGAGGAATCTACACTATGGAAACAAAAGAAAAAAGCACTACTTTTTCAAACCGCCTTTCAGAAGCGATTGAAGCGCGTGGCGTTACGCAAAAATGGCTTGCCGAAAAGTCTTTCACTACGGAAGCCACTATTTCACGCTACGTTAAACAGGTCAACAACCCTGCCGTTCTTACTATCCTTGCCGATATTGCAAGAGCACTTGAAGTTTCGTCCGATTTCCTTATCGGGCTTACCAACATACCCGACGAGAAGGACACGATAGCCGACGACGCAAAGATTTTGCTGTCGTGCTACAATCGCGCAAGCAAAGACGATAAAAAGGTCTTGTGGGCGTTGCTCTCTAAATATATGACAAATAGCGAGCGCGAGCGAATCGACGAGCTTTTTTAAGGGGGGCAACAATGGAACGTAGATACCATAATGGCGACGAGCTTTTTCACAACGACCACTTTTACCAAGATTTCAGCGTTTCCGATTTTTGGCATTTTGCATTCGGCGACCTACTTGATAACACCTATCGCGGACACCTTGCAGAATTTATCGTTTCAAAGGCGCTCGACCTTGATACCTCGACGCCCCGCGAAGATTGGAGCGAATACGACCTTTCATACAACGGCTACCGTATAGAAATTAAGTCTTCTTCTTTTATTCAATCTTGGAACTTGAACAACGAAAGATATTCTCGTGTATCGTTTTCCGTTTCCCCTTCTCGCAAGTTTGATTCTATTGCAGGCGGTTATCCCGGCGACAAAAAACGCCACTCTGATTTCTATATCTTTTGCCTTTATTCCGAGCGCGACAAAACGAACTACGACATACTCGACCTTTCAAAGTGGCAATTCTTTATATTGCCTACCGTTTCGCTCAATGAGCATTGCGACCAAAATACAGTTTCTTTTTCAACCCTTGAACGATTAAAGGCTGTAAAATGCTCTTATAGCGATATAAAATTTACCCTTGATAAATTGATTGAGGACAATGCGAAATGAACCTTAATGACGCTTTGAACGATAAAAAGGCTGCCCTTTATATCCGCGTGTCAACACATTGGCAGGTGGATAAGGACAGCCTTCCTTTACAGGAAAACGACTTAATAAACTATGCTAAATACGCTCTCGGCGTTGAGAAGTACGAAGTCTTCAAAGACGCGGGCTATTCGGCAAAAAACACAAACCGCCCAGACTATCAACGTATGATGGCAAGGCTTCGGACGGGAGAATTTACCCACTTAATCGTCTGGAAGATTGACCGCATCAGCAGAAACTTACTCGACTTTGCTCAAATGTACAACGAGCTTAAACAACTTGGGATAACGTTCGTCAGTAAGAACGAGCAGTTCGACACCTCTACCGCTATGGGCGAGGCTATGCTAAAAATCATTCTCGTTTTTGCGGAGCTTGAACGTAATATCACGTCGGAGCGTGTTACGGCTATTATGCTTTCACGCGCCAACGAGGGCAAATGGAACGGCGGACACGTCCCGTTCGGGTATAACTACGACAAAACCACAAAGATTCTATCCGTAAACCCTACGGAAGCCATAACCGTCAATATGATTTACGACACATACGAAGAAACGCGCTCTCTAATTCAAGTAGCGAAGTTTATGAACGAAAGCAAGCATTTCCCTCGTAGCGGTAAGGCTTGGAATCCTGTTACCGTCGGCATAATCTTGAACAACCCTTTCTATTCTGGCGACTATCTTTATAACAAACACGACGAAAAGAAAAGCGGTGGAAACGCAAGCACCTCTGCTCTCAAAAAAGAATCCGAGTGGATACTCGTCAAAGACCACCACCCGCCGATTGTAGAACGCGAACGACAGCAGACTATAAAAATGATACTTCAAAGCCAACGTCGAAGCAACAAAGGCGGTCCGCGTACATATACGCGCGTCAATACTCATATCTTTGCAGGCTTACTTAAATGCGGCAAGTGCGGAAACGGTATGCCGAGCACAATAGACCGCGTTCGTGGTAGCGGATACCGTCCTTCGATTTATATGTGTTCGCGACGTCGCCGTTTCAACGACTGCGACAACAAGTACATTTCAGACATAAAGGTTGGCCCGTTCGTGCTTAACTATATATCTAACGTCATTAAAGCACAAAACAATTTCGGCAAAACAACTGACATTGATACCTTCGAGCGAAAACTACTTCGCGGTTCATACTTTGAACACGTAGAGAGCATAGACCGTATAGGCTTGCAAGATATGTACAATATGCTCAAAACAGGCAAGTGGCAAACTGACGAGTACGTGCTCCCAGACGCCGTAACAGCCGAGAGCTTGCAAGACGAAACCGCTCTACTGTCTTCGGAAAGGCGAAAAAAAGAACGCGCTCTTGCCCGTCTTAAATCGCTTTATTTGTACGGCGACGAAACAATACCCGAAACAGAATACCTTATAGAAAGAAAACAGCTCGACGACGCAATTAAGCAAATCGACGAGCGTTTAGCGGAAATCGAAAAGGTAAACGCTTTGGACTTTTCTCTCTCCGACGAAGAATTCTTATCAAAGGCAAGCTACTTTATTATGAGCCAACAACTGCTTACCAAACGGTATGTTGACTTTGAAAAACTGATTAAGAAACTCGACCCGAAAATCATTAAAAACTTTATCAATTCTATCGTAAAAAAAATTGTAATTTCCGACGGCAAAATTCTCTCAATTTGCTTTAAGAACGGCATAGAACACAAATTTTTGTACAAGCAAGGTATTGATATAGAAACGGAAGAAAACCTCTAA